CCATAGGCTCTCTGGAGTTCTGCTGGATACCGCAACGCTTCTGCGCTGGTGATCTCCAACTCATCAATGAGGATGAGATGGTCCTGCGCGACGGTGCGTATGTGGTCTGTCGCTTTGATGAGTGTCATGATTTGTTTCTCTCCTCTTGGTGTAGTTGACTGGTTCCAGAAGACAGACAAACCAGAGGCTTGTCTGCCTGAGCAACCTTCAACGATCTTCAGCGTCCATCACGATATGAATGCGTCCGGGGAAATCCTTGACCGCTTCACGCAAGAGCTTTCGGAACTCTTCCCTGCCCCCGCACTCTGCTAAGAATTCATTCGCCTCGGCTTTCCACTTCGCTCGCTCTTTCGGGTCTTTTGGATATGAGATCATTCGTTTCTCCCCTCCTATGCTGCTGGAGCGAGCTTACGCTCCAGCGTTTGTACGATTTTTCCGTAGGCTACCTCGATGCTGTCTCCGAGGTCCGGCGCGATGCATACAGCGTTCTTCGGCATGAGACCGGGGAATTTGTGGTACAGGTCCCCGTGAACGGTTCGACCGTAGCTGCCGAAGCCTTCGCAGAATGCTCTGGTCTGGTCTAAACCCTGCCGTTCGCGAAGCGCGAAGACCAAGCGTCTGAAAAAGGCTGGGTGCGCGATTCCAAACGCTAGCGCCGGGAGTTGCAGCGTGTCTTCGGGACGCTTGATGACGACGGTTGCTGCATGGTACCGTCCGGCAGATTCGCTCAGAAACCACGCGGTCAGCTTGACCCGGATGCCTTTGGCTTCGATCTTTTCGACAGCCGCCAGCAGCGCTACGCCTTGTGCGAAGAGGTCCTCGGCGGTCACATTACAAGTGCCTCCACCCTTGAACCAGACATCCAGCACTGGATACTGCACCTCGTCGGTTTCGAGGTCATCCAAGTAGCATTCGGGGTCCCCTTCAAGGTATTTCCCAAGGTCCAGCTCCTCGCCGACGACATCGGCAACCCAGTCAGATGCAGTGACGGATTCCCATGTGGCCGCGATCTCTCCGACCTGCTCGTTGCGGAGCTTTTCGATCTTTTTGGCTCCATCAGCCCAGCCAGTTTGCACGAGTTTCAGGCTCCCTTTGTAGCCTAGGTCGAAGTCCCAGTCCGGCGCACGGTTAAGCCCTGACGTGCTCGACCAGTTCCGCTTGTTTGGAATGGACCGGGGTGTTTTTTCAATCCAGTCCACTAGCTCACTCAAGCCAGCGAAGTCATGCCGGACAAAGCCCGGTTTTGGTTCGGTTTGCATCGTTTGTCTCCTGTTTGGTTTGGTTTGTATTCGTAAGTTCTAGGAGAGGTTGCAGAGCGAACCCTGCAACCCGACCTGCAACCAACGACTACTACGCACAGATGAGATGGTTCCGGTCGGTCTGGCTCAGACCGGAGAGAATCGTCGTTTCGATGACGACCTCTTCCGACTCGCCCAGACCGAGTAGTACAGCGCCCTGAATGGAAGCACGGGGGCTGATGATGACCCTGAGATTCTTCGCTGCTGCCTTGCGACGATACTCTTGCACCTTGGCGACCCAGTCATCGTTGCCAGCGACCTTACGCTCTAGCTCCTCGTCGTAGTCCCAGATGATCGGGACAAAACGGTCGAGGTAGGCACCGTCCAACTTTTGCCTCGCTGAGTACAGTTCGTTGGCCCCGTGACCGTGGGTGTTTTGCGTCGAGACGCACCGGAAATTCTCGTGTCGTTTGACCGTCTCCGCATTACCAAAGGTCACGTAGTCACCAGACAACGCGCTGTTCAGCCACGCCAGTGTGTTTGGATTGCCGTTGTCCGCTTCATCGAGTAGGAAAACCCGACCGAATTTCCAAGCGCGGTAGAAGGCGGTCTCGACAAACTCTCCCGTCCCCGGCAGCTTGTAACCAGAGAACTTGGTCTCCCCAGTCAGTTTGGAAAGACTGATGGTCTCAAACTCCAGACCGAGTGCCTTCGCCGCATTGTACGTGGCTCGCGATTTGCCTGAGCCAGCGGGTCCGACAAGGTTGATGTTCAGTGGCTTGCCGTCGTTGTCCTTGCCATGCAGCCAGAGGACCAGCCGTGGGAAGCTGCAATGCTCGTCAGTCGCCTCGTAGGGCGGCAGCTCAGGCACCTCGATGACGATGCGCTGCGCGGGGCTGTTTTCGATGCCCTTTTTGATCAGCTCGTTGATCTGGTCAGCATCAAGCAGTCCGTCCAGCTTGCCATCAAGATACGGTTTCAACTCCCCGGCGATCAGTTCCCAAAGACCGCCCGTTGGCAGCGCTTCGGTGGTGTTTTCCACAGTCGTTTCCTTTCTTGCTTCGACGACGACTTTTGCCTGTGTTCGATGCGACTCAATCCTGCTCTTCGCAGAGGCAAGGTCACAAGGCGTTTGTCCATCGATATTGCGTCGACTCGGAGCACCGGAGTGCCATTCATTTTTGGTGACATCCCAGTCGGCATAGACGGCGTTTCCGGCAGCAGAGTGCTTGTAGACTTTGCTGATGACCTGCGTCCCGCATCCTGCCGCGCAGGTGTGAGCTTTTGACGTTCTCGGCATTTTGGTCTCCCTCGTTTTGTGAAGCGTTTAGCGTTTGATTTAGTTTGGATTGATTCTAGGGAAGCCCCTGTCTCCAAGAGCCTCCCTGCAACCTATCCAAATTGCAATGCGGTGAGGCTGATGCCCCAGATGATCAATGTGATGCCGATGAGCACAAACAAAGCATTCTCGATTGCGTCCATTTTGGTCTCCCTCTTAGTAATGATGCATATCGCCATCAGAGACCCTGAGATTGCTCAGAGGCTCAGAAGGCGATACCCACAATGTCACCGCCGAGTTGCGTTGCCTGTGGCAACTGCTAGGCAGCGGTCACTCTTTTGTTGGGTATCGCTAGTCTCAGTTCGATGCTCGTAACTCTTGGCTCCGACTATTCAGTGACCCTCCGAACAGCCTAGCTGGTAGGGAGGACTGAAGACCTGTCTGCCTGCGCCTCCGAAGAGGTTATCGTGGCAAATTTTCGCCGGTCACGTTTTCGGGCTACGCGATGCCGTGGCACCGGAGAAGCCCTGAGACCCCGTATGATGTTCTGTCGCAGCCTAGTGATTTCCGCCGTTCACCGTGCGTCCCGCTGCGTCTCAGTTCTGGCCGTCAAACTTGGTCTGCCGCTGCGCCCACCGTTGGAATCGAGCCGGTCTCGCTGACCGCGTTTGACGTTGAGGGAATAGTAGCACAGTAGATATAGTGACAGTTGTAAGCGTAGGGATTTGGCCTCTAACATGCTGCGGGTGCAGGGGTTACGGGAATGCGGGTCTTGGACAGTCCCATCTCTGCGTTTGGAATCGTGTAAGTCCTTTGGATTGTGATGGTTAGCGGGATGGTCAAAAATTAAGTGCTTTGTTTACAGTAAGTTAGGTGGAGTCGATACAGTTTGGCCTTTAGAATCAACAGGTTACAGCGGGGGCTTTTGGGGCAATCCGCTAAGTCCTTATTACTCTAAGTATTTACGGGGAGGGTTTTTGGCAGTTTGGAATGGCTTTGGTGGCTACTACGCCAGTGCCAGTGCTACGCCATTGGCGTCTAGGTGGCACTGGCGCAGCAGGGGACTTTCGGGCAGGTCACTACGGGTCGAGGCTTTTGGTCAGCTTGACCAGTCGCACGGTCAGGTCCGTTAGCTCGACGCTGAGACGCATTAGCTCAGCGAGCAATTCAGCGCGGGTCATGGTCGCACCTTGGTAGCCGCGAGGTAGGCCCGGACGAGTTGGTCTTTGACATCTGGTCTGAGCGTTTGCCAGTGCAGCCATAGCCAGTCATCGGTCTGCTGCTGGTCGGACTTATCCCCAGCAGTGCGGAGGATGTTGCAAGCGAGTGCTCTTTGCACTCGGGGTTTAGCTATCATGATATCTATCTCCACGGTGAGTCGGGATTGACTCGCTATAGAGATAGACGGCTGAGGTGGCAGGGGCTGACAGTTAGAGCAGTCCAGCCTCGGCGGTTACATAGATGATGTAGGCAGCGAGGTGCAGCAGCCCGATAGTGGTGAGTATCTCAGCGACTGGGAAGGTTCGACGCTGGTGCAGTTCAACTGTGGTGGCTCTGTGGTCTTGGTTGGTCATTGTCTGTCTCCTTTGTAGCTCTTGAGACGACAGTGGTCGGAAAAGGTTTTGATGGGTTACCCCCAGATGGCTTTTTGGAGAAGTCAATGTTGATGGGGGTTTTTGGATTTGGAATCGTCGATACTGGGTACGATGGTGCTCTGGGGGATGGAGTTGAGTAGCTCGGCGTGGGTCATCGGCTCGACCCAGACGGGGGTTCGGTCGCCAACCCATGCATTGATGGCGTTGAACTCCAGATACTCTCGTGCCTCGTCGGGGTCCATACCATCTCGACGCATCAAGATGCCGATGGCGAGCGGGATGGAATAGATAGCGAGGTCGGGCTGTCCGCAGCGGCGACCAATGCCAATCAGGGCATCATCGAGGTCCTCAGCCAAGAGTAGCTCTGCATCCATCCAGCGAGTGTATCATTCTTTATGGGTCGACTGGAGTCAGACTGGCGTCGGGACGGACACTACTAATGATGGAGGCTCAGCCTAGCTTCGCGCATCATTCCCAACTGGATAGCTACTCGCTGCTGGTGGGATGGTAGCCTGATGGGGCCATTCCAAAGTCATTCCAAATGATAGGGAATCTCGCTACGCCGAAACCCCGTATCAGTCTAAGTCGTTGATTCTAAAGGATAATGTGTTCGATGGGATTGATAGTCCCATCATTCTAAGTAGTTGATTCTAAAGGTTCAGGGTGTTGGAGATGGCAGTAAAGTAATGATAGAAGGTATCCAAAGGCTGATGGTATTAAGGAATGATAACTACCTTTGTTATCAATGAGTTAGGACCGACACCCCGCTTTTCGATGGACCCCCCTCCCCCTCTATAATAGAGGGGTGTAAATTCTGAGACAAAAAATGGGGTCTCAGAAAAGTGGTATAATGTGTCATGGCTCCCCTATAGTGAGTCTATAAGGTGAGCGAAAAATGATGAAACATGCACCTAACCCCAAGAGAATCAACACGTTAGTATGTGTCATGATTTCGGGTATTCTCGGCGCGATTTGACACATTTGCAATAACTCCTTTAGAATCAGCACTTTATATGTGTCATGCAACACGATTTAGGCAAACGCGAAAAATCCATGCAACTCATTGAAAACAAAGACGTTAGCAGAATGTTTCAAAATCGCGATTTGACCCCCATGACACATGACACATCATGGGAAAACTTGACAAACCCATACTCATATGTTACGGTGTTTTCAGCCTTTTCCACCCTTTTCATGGAGAAGACTCGTCGCCAAGCACCGCTGGTCCTACGTTGGACAGCAACCTTGCAAACGGTGGGAGAACAATATGATGAAGGCGATTCTCTCACTCTTACAAAGGTTCTCTCCGACGTTCTGGCTTAACCATAGATGGCTCCTCCCCCCTCGTTGAGTCACGGAACGTCGCGAGGGAATCCTGTAGGATTACTGGGGAAGAACCCCGCACTCCGTCGCGTGCGTGCGTTGAAGATTGTGCATGCACTCTTATCCCCCGGAGCTACCCGGAAATCTGTCGCACAGGAGATGGGCTTGAGCACCAAAACAATCGAACGCGAAGTCGCTTACGCTGAGAAAGAAGGTATACTCAAGGAAGCACAGGAGATGCTCGCGCAGGAACTGATTCCTCGGGCGATGGAAGTCTTTCGGAAACATCTCCAGATGCAACTCGAACGGTCGGATAAAAAAGGGGCAGACCCGCCCGACCTGGATGCTGCGAAGGAAATCCTAAAAGGCACCCATGTGCTGGCCGGTGCCAATCAACCTACGCTCTTCGAGGATGGCACAACAGAAGTGCTGACGTTATCGGCCTATTACGATCAAAGGAAACTGAATGCGCCAGAACCAGAACGTGACCCACGGATCGTTGTCGCTGAGGTCCAAAGTGCAGAAGAACCCCGAGACGGGGAAGTTTTATGCAGAGACGACGATCAACGGACAGACGATCAAGGGACCGGAAGCGAAGAGCGGGAACACCGCATCGATGCTCCTCCGACAACGAGTTGAGCATGATGCCCTCAATGGACTGATTAACTTTGGCTGACCGGATTCCCTTCGAGGAGGCTATCGCAGAGCCGATACTCCTCAAGAAACCGTGGATGGACCTGAGTGGCCCACAGAAGGTCATTCTCAAAGCGCTCTATGGCTTACCATTAACCACGGAAGAACTCGTCTGGTGGAGCATCCTGCAAGGTCCTGGCACTTATGAGCATGACCAACTGGGTTACCCAACCACGGTGCAGCATCAGGTTCCCTACACGCCAAAGGAATATGAAGAGTGCTGGGCGATTCTCGGACGACGTAGTGGCAAGAGTCACTCATATCTGGGCTTCGTCGTGGCCTATGAAGCGCTCCTCGGGGGACACACCCGGTATATTAGCAAGAAGCAAAACTCCCGTATCTTTGTGGTCGCCCAGAAACTCGACCTCGCCCAGGCGATTATCATGGAGTTCGTGGAGCCAATCTGCTCGGCCACCCCGCTGTTGGAACGAGAAATCAAAAATGTCAACAGTGACGGGATTGTCCTTAAAAATCGGCAGGTAATCGCACCCGCGCCCCCGCATATCAAACCCTTCCGAGGATTTGCTGTGCCCGTGGTGGCAATGGACGAAGTGGCCTTCTGGTATAAGGACAGCGAAAGCGCCAACCCGGACTACGAAGTCGAGCGAGCGGTCTCCAAGGCCCAAGCACAGTTCCCTGACCGAAAGCGTGTCGGGGCATCGACCCCCTGGAGTAAGGAGGGATTGCTCTACGATGCGCACAGAGCAGGGACACAAGGCTCCCGCTTGGCGCATGATGACCCCCAGAAGAGTCGATTCAAGCATGCGCTTGTCGTGCATGCCCCCACACCCGCGATGCAGGTGCCATTGATCGGGATGGACCGGAACTATTTCCAAAAAGAATATGACCGGGACCCCGAAGGCTATGTCAGGGAGTTTCTCGCGAAGTTCGTGGATGCGGTCTCGGGATTGTTCACTGAGGAGCAGGTGCGAGCCGCGCAGGAAGGCCAACCCTCCTATGCACAGGGGCGGGATGCGCTCCCCCGCGCTGACCACCCAGAAGATATCATCCCCTACTATATCGCCGCCATCGACCCGGCGTTTCGTCGGGACCGCTTTGCATTTTGCGTAGGGCATTACGAACCGGAGCGGGGATTCGTCCAAGACCATTTGCAATGGTGGGAACCCGAACAGGGCAACCCGATCAACCCCGCATTTGTATTGGATGACATCAGCCATACGCTCCTGAGATTCAAGGTGGCGATGGTCTTCAGTGACCAATATCAACTGGAATCTCTCCAACAACTGGCCTTGGACAGAGGATTCAGCATCCAGGGGATGGACTTCACCGCGAAGAGCAAAGCGAAGGTCTATGGCAATCTGTTGACGTTGTTTAGAACCGAGAAGGTAAAGTTACTCAAATGTGAGGAACAGGTCCAAGAACTGATTTCTTTGGAACGCCACAACTCCGCATTGGGGAATGTGTCGATTAGTGGGCGCTCAGGGGTACATGATGACATTGCCACCGTAGTGGCGTTGTGTGCGCGGCAGGTGATTTGGCTCATGCCGAGAACCCCGGAGGATATTGCCAAGATCAACCCCCATCGGGACCCGTCAACACATGAGAAGTGTATGACGCAGATCATCAATAAAAAACGCCGGAAGGACATGCTTGACAGGCTTGAACGTGGTGGCTACTATTTTTAATTGAGGAGGTAATTATGCCAGTAGTAGATGGAAAGAAATACCCCTATACCAAAGCGGGGAAGGCACAGGCATCTCGGGCGAAGAAGGGAAAGGCGTCAGGGAAGGGTGGGAAAAACAAACCCAACAGCAGTAGCATGGGTGCAGGCAACATGCGTGGTGGACAACCGAAAGGCACCAAATGAACTGGGGCCAACTCGGAGGCGCAGTGATTGGCAATATCGCGAGCATCGTCAAGTTGGTAGAGGGTATTCGCGGGAAACGCGAGGGTGTGCAGAAGCAAAACCTTGCGGTGGATTTGTTTTTTGCCCTGATCTCTAGCCAAGAAGAGAACGAGGTCGTAGACCGTATCGAACACGCAGAGGATGAAGTGCGTGGGGTGATCGATGCCGTGGTTGCATTAGAGAACAAACTGCGGAGTTTCGGTGGAAATCCTTGACAACAATGGGTTTCTCGTGCTACGGTGCTCTGAGATCGCATGACCTTTCCGTTCTGGTGGCTTCCCTCGTGGCGACACCGTGTGCAGCTCGAAGCGAAGCTCGACCTCCTACTCTCGCAGCAGCAAGCCGCGCAAAAACAACTGATACACGCAGTTGAACGCATGACCGATGTCGCTGCCGCACAAACGAAGGTGTTCGAGACCTGGGTGGGTTTGTTTAAGGAACAGCACCATCAACCCACACGACGCTGGACTCGTGATGTGGCACAGGAGAATCAGGAGTTCCTCGCACAACGGGGCATGCCTGACAACTTATCCGAGACAGAACAGGCGGAGTGGGTGAAGCAGGAGCTGGGAATAACCTAACTGATGCCCAAAGAAGACCTCGCTGGCGATGTGAACGTGAAGTTCGAGGGGTGGCGAAAGGATAGACGCCCACACGAGCTTCAGTGGTTCATCAACGCCGCGCATCGTCGTGGGCAACAGACCAGCGAAGCCGAACCTGTCTGGAGACGGGTGCGCTCGGTAGATGACATCGAGGAACCGCTGAGTAAGCGGCGACCGTCGATCAATCGCCTGCAAGCCAAGCATCGAGCACGGTTCGCGAAGTTCGCTCGGGCGCGTCCCATGCCCATCGTGGTGCCCTTTACCAGTGACCGCAAGGACCGACAGGACGCGAAAGCCTCCGAACGTGCCTTGAATTACTACTGGGAAAAGCATGGCATGGAAACCAAATACCTCGATGCGCTGCTCTGGGCAGCGGATTGCGGGAAGAGTTTCTGGTGGGTGCATTGGGATAATGACGCGATTGTGCCCGTGAGTGAAGAACGCGACGATGGCACGATGGGCCTCGCTGATGAACAACTTGGGGATATCCGGGTTGAAGTGGGCAATGCCTTTGAGGTGCTTGTCGCGGACCCGAAGATTTCGCGCATCTCCGACCAACCCGAAATCATGCGGGTGAAGGTGCGGGATGTCGAGGACCTACGGAAGCGCTACCCCAGCTCGGCCAAGAAAATCCACGGGGACACCACCTATCATCATTACTTTGAGTTCGAGCGGCAGATGGCAACATTGGCGACGAGACCCTTGGGGTCCTTGGCAAGTTTGTCCATGCCGGTGGGCGAGAGTGATGGCTCGAATAAAGCAGAACTCCCCAAGGCATTAGTGAAAGAACTCTTCACGGCACCGAATGCCACCCACCCCAAAGGACGGTATGTGGTGGTTATTGGGGATGTAGTGGTAAAAAAGCAGGATGAATTGCCATTTGGGTTCTTTGATTTGGAAAACCCCTTCCCGGTGGTGGAGTTTCAGGACATGCCCCAGGTCGGGCAATTCTGGACCTCGACGTTCATTGAACAACTGATTCCGATCCAACGTGCCTATAACAATCTCCGGGCGCAGTTGGAAGAACAGATTGACATGAACATCCACCCCAAGTGGTTGGTGCCCAAACAAGCACAGATTCCCGACACAGCATTCACCAATGCCACCGCAGAAGTGGTGGAGTGGAACTATATCCCCGGTATGCCGGAACCCCATGCTATTACGCCGGGGAATATCGCTGCCGATGCGTGGCGATTCGCGGGGATGCTCCGTGAGGAACTCGATGATGTCTCCCAAATCCAACCCTCGATTGAGGGGAAAGTCGGTTCAGCAAAAAGCGGATTCCAAACGAACCTCCTCCAAGAAGCCTCCGACGCGGTCCACGCGCCCGATGCGCGGGGTTTTGAACTGTCCATCCAAGACGCCGCGATAAAAATAAGACGGATGATGCGCTTGGGGTATACGTCTGAGCGCATGATGTCATGGGCCGGACGGAACTCCTCCCCGGAGGTATTCGCGTTTAGTAACGCACAGATTGATGAACATGCGTCGATTCGGGTGCAGGTCGGGTCAGCGATTGGTGGGCTGAAAGCCACACAAATCCAACAGGCCCTTGACTTGTATAGTGCCGGGTTGTTGGGTGATCCGAATGACCCCGAAGTCAAACGCAAGACTTTGGCATCGCTGGACCTGCGTGGGATGGAAGACGCGCAGGAACGGGCGAATCTGGACGAAGAACAGGCACGAGCGGAGACGATGGACATGCTCCGTGGTGAAGCGGTCACCGTGCCGCAGTTCTATGAGAATCATGACATTCACATCGCAGCGCATACCGAGGAGCTAAAAGGTCCTGCGGCAAAGACAATGGACCCGCAGATACGCCTCGACCTCCTCGCACATATTCTGTTGCATGTGAACTTTGTCAATCCACAGGTGGCTTTCGGCCTGACTCAGAAGTATGAACTAACAGAGCGACTCGTACGACCGGGGTTGATCGAACCGCCGCCACCGCCTCCTCCACCGGGCGTAGGCCCACCGGGAGGGGGACCACCCGGACCAGCACCGGGACCGCCGGGTCCTCCTGGTCCACCACCAATGGGACCCCCGCCGGGACCTCCGGGACCGCCCACCGTGGGCTAATTCACTAACCATATGGAGTGAACTACCGTTATGCCTGATACCTTACCCTCGGCTGAAGAAACGCTTGAAGCGACTCAGAACACTGAGACTTCAGAAGCGTCATCTGAACAACCACACGCTGCCCCTGTACTTTCCGATGACACCACCGTCAAGATGGACATCGGAGGAGAAGAGCAGAATGTCAGCCTCAAGGACCTGCGTTCTGGGTTCATGCGCCAGCAGGACTACACCCAGAAAACACAGGCAACCGCTGAAGACCGACGCTCCTTGGAAGCAGCGGCCCAGCAACTCCAGCAACGCGAAGCGGCATTAACAGATTTGCTGGCTGACCCACAGAAGCTCATGCAACTCGTCGCGGCTCGCGGAGGGCAACAGCAGCAGGAAGTGCCATTAGCTGATACAGATGTACCAACGGTTGGGACACTCAAGAAACTCTTGGGGGAATCCCAGAACCAAGTGCGTCAGGAACAACAGGCTGTGCAACAACAGATGCAACAACAGCAGGTTGTTCAGCAAATGGAAGCGACTGCGAATGATGCCTTCGGGGAAGTGTTCTACAACATTCCAGATTTGAAAGCGGTGCCCTTTGTCGGGGATACGCTGAAGAAGATGGCATTGGAGAGCAATCCCAAAACGCTGGATCAAATGCGATCAGCGATTGTCGATGCAGGGAAGAAGCTGTCAAAGCAGTTAAATATGAAACCACCAAAAGCTGCCAAGCCGCAAGCGGTCTCGCAGCTTCAATCGGGGATTGAACCACCTGGAGGATCTGTTGCCCCACCACCACCAGACAAGACCTACGGCAAAGGCCGGAGTATTGACTGGGGGGACATCGATAAAGATGCCATGGCATGGGTGGAACAGCAAATTCAAGGAGGGAAATCCTAAAAGGAGTTCGTCATCATGGCGAATATGAATCTCACCACAGCCGCCAATGTGCTGAAGACGTTTTATCTTCCGCCATTGCGTCGGTTGTTGAACAACCAGACGATTTTTTGGAATCGTTTGGAACGCAACGAGAACTTCAACGTAGAGGGAAAAAACTTTACGGTGCCGTTGCATGTCAGTCGGCATACGCAGGCTGGCGCGGGACGTGCTGAAGAAGGCACACTGCCAGCGAAGGATTCGCAGGGATATAACCAAGCGGTCGTTCCCGCCAAGTATATCTATACGCGCATCCAGATTTCGGGGCAGGTCATCAGAGCCACCAAGAGCAATGCGGGTGCCTTCATCCGTGCGGTGCGGTCTGAAGTTGAAGGAGCCACCCGCGATACCAAACGGTCAGCCAACCGGCAGGCCCATGGTGACGGTCGGGATGCGTTGGCCTACTACGTGAGCGGGTCAGGGACCTCGGTTGTTGCTGATGACAACTTGGGGAACTCCTTTACCCATGTGGGGCCGAAGGCCACCACGGTTGACTTGATCGATGTCTCGGACAACTCGACCGTTCTCAACAACAGCACCACCATCTTGGCTGGTGCCGATGTCGCCACCGGGGTCACCATGACCTTGGGCGATTCCATCTCCGGGTCAAAAGCGGATGGGGACTATTGGGTGCTTGAAGATACCCTTGGGAACCAGATGACCGGGTTGGAAGCGATTGTGTCTGCATCGAATCCTCCGTTGTTGAGTGGTGGGTTGCATGGCATCGTGGTGTCAGGGAACAACTGGTGGCAGTCGCAGATTGTGGGCGATGACACCTCAATGGTAGACCTGCGCTTTGCGAACATGCAGCGTGTCATTTCCAAAATGTCACAGGCCAGCGATTATGATAAGGATGATATCGAGTTTGGTCTCGCCTCCTATTTCATGATCGATAAGTATTACGAACTCTGCGCGAATGAACGTCGTGCGGTGAACGTGATGCAGTTGGACGGTGGGTATGAAGGTGTGGAGTTCTCGGGGATTCCGCTGGTTGCGGATGCCCAGGCGAAGCACAATCGTATCTACTTCGTCGTACCAGATGCGTTGAAGATTTGCCGGATGTCAGACTTCGACTGGATGGACGACGATGGCGCGGTCTTGAACCGTGTCGTGAATACGGATGCGTATGAAGCAACGCTGTTCCACTATGGCGATATCGCTTGCGTGGCACGGAATGCCTTGGGCGCATTGGTCGGTCAGAACGAATAACTCTCGCACAGCGCGTTGTGGCGCTTCATACCCCTCTGAAGGACCAGAAGCCCCCCATCACAACCTCTGGGGGGTGGAGGTCTGGAGGATTGACTCATGAATAAAGTACGCAAGATTAGCTCAGACGATACCGCACCCGCACCAGCCAGAGCAGACTACGGTCCCGCAACGGTAGGGGTGGATTGGGATGATTACGAAGGACATCGCACCCTTGCAGTCAATCGAGCAGCGAATGACCGATTGCACATGGCAACACGCGATGTGCATCATGTCTCCACGTTTGTGGATGACTTTTATGGTGATGCGTTGGATGGGGCATGGGTGCCGTTGAACGGGTCCGATGCTCAGGCGATTGACCCCGCACCCAGTGCGGCGAAGAACGGTGTTGTGCGGTTGACCTGCGGGGATGACGGCACGACCACGATGGCGGTGAACGGCTGTCAGTTGGCAACCGAGTTGAACTGGGATGCCTCGGCAGGTCGGTTGTTCGGGGAGTTCCGTATCAAGGTCTCCGCGATTACCAACATTGTGTTCTTCGTGGGGTTCACGGATTCCAAAGCCTTGGAAATGCCCTTTACCCAAAGTGGCACGACCTTGACCTCGAACGCATCAGATGCCGTAGGGTTCATGTTTGATACGAACTCGACCAACGACAATCTGCATGCAGTCGGCGTTGCTGCGAATACCGATGCCACGCATGAGAATCTGGATGTCGCGCCTGTTGCGGCGACGTGGATTCGCTTGGGTGTGGAAGTCTTCGCGGATGGTACGGCGAAGTTCTATATCAATGGGGCGAAAACCGGGAATACCATGACTTCAGCGATTACTGTCGCAACGGACCTCGCGGCGACAGTGGCGGTGTTCTCGGAGACGACCACCTCGCACACCCTTGATGTGGACTACGTGCGCTTGGAGCAAAGTAGGTAATCGTGCATATCCCGCAATCGTTTCGCGACCGACTCAAGACAGACTTTGATGGACGATTTCGGATGCGATGGTCTGATGCGCGTGGGGAGTTTCATTTGGAACAGAAGCTCTCCACCGCACAGATTCTCGAACCCCCGTTACGTCCTGATGGAACGTGGGATACCTACAACGACGACTATATCCGCAGTCGAGATGGCTACGGGTATGTGATGTCGGTACGACAGGGGGACCGGATGCCGTGTATGCGTTGCCGTCGCACGGTGAAGGTGCCTATTCGTGAGACCCGAGAAGCGGTGTGTCGTGGATGTAACAAGCGACACAAAGCGGCGTTCTACCCACTGGATGATTTGTTGTTACTCCATCTGCGATGGATTGACCCGTTGAGTGGGGGGATTTCTCGGGTGCGGAAATACGTTAATGCACAGAATGCCCAACACGAACGGTCTCGCGACAATGCTGCCTACGGAGAGATCGATGCGGCCACCGCAGATAACTTTGGACGACTCTTCGATATTCAGCAAGTTGGCTATACCGGTCGGGAGCGGTATCAATAATGGAACATTCACAATCTACTGCTGGATTCCTCGGTGTCTATGACTTTGAAACCATTACCGTGAGTACCACGGCACTTGGGTTTACGTCAGCGAAGATCGAGGGGAACCAGCCAGATGACCAGGGGAAATGTCGTGCGGTGCTCATTACCTGCGAGGATGAAACAGTGCGGTATCGCTTTGATTCGGCACCCACTGCCTCCGTCGGGCATGAGTTAGCTGCACAACAGAGTTTGGTCCTTGCAAACTACCAACAGATTAAAGACATTAAGTTTATTCGCAAGGGCAGTTCCGATGGAAAGCTCCAAGTAAGTTTCCAGAGGTGACGCGATGAAAAAGTTGGTAGCGAGTCTCCTGTGTGTGGGGGTCCTAGGAGTGGTGTCTGCGTCCGCGCAAGACCCTTCAGCGGGTCCCTTTACCACAGTGACCGAGATTACAGTTACTGGCATTGCCGATGTTGATTCCCTGCGTTTCGACGCAGAGAACCTCGATGTTATGCTAGCCCGAGGTGGTGCGAATAGATTGGAATTGGCAGATGGAGATTCCTTCAGACTAATCAATGGCACATTCCAATTCGGGGGCGGCGATGGCGTTGCTGTCACGGAGGATGGCGACGGAGCGATAACCTTTACAGGGGAAGGAAATGGGAGCGACGAGAACCTGACATGGAACTATGACGACACCGCGAACACCGTGGTGATTTCCAGTAGCTCCGGCGTCACAACCCTCACCTACACTTCCATCGGGGCGACCTTCGGGGCGGCTCTATCGGTGAGTAGTGGGGTGGTAACTATCTCCGATAGCTCCGCAGGAGCGTTGGATGTAGGAGGTGGTCTGAATATCGGGACCGGGAATGTGGCCTTGATTGGTACGGATGGGCGCATAAACGGTCCCTTGAGTTCCACGATTATTGATGATCTCAGCGGAGCGAACCTCACGACACTCAACGCAAGCAACCTCTCATCTGGCACCGTGGCTACCGCAAGATTAGGAAGTGGCACTGCGAGTTCCTCTACCTTCTTACGGGGGGATGGGTCATGGACCTCAGTTGTTGCGGGACCCGGTGGGTCTGATACCCAGGTACAGTTCAATGATGGTGGTGCTTTGGCGGGGGATTCGGGGTTTGTTTTCGATAAGGATGCGAACTCGGTGGACATCACCGGCACAGGCGCAGATGCGCTGGATGTGGGTGGTGGGTTAAACATTGGAAGCGGCAACGTGGCGCTCGTAGGGACCGACGGGAAGATCAGCGGTCCCCTCAGTTCGACCATTATCGATGACCTGAGTGGCGCGAATCTTACCTCACTCAACGCTGGGAATATCTCGTCTGGCACCCTCGCGGTAGCGCGTGGAGGCACAGGAGCAGCATCTTTAACTGATGGGGGATTATTGTTTGGGAGTGGCACTGGAGCGGTCACAGCATTGGGTGTGGCGACGAATGGACAGATTCCTATTGGCGACGGCACGACAGACCCGCAGCTTGCTACTATTTCAGGCACCTCCAACGAAATTGACATCACTAACGGGTCAGCCTCGATCACGGTGGGGATTCCGGCGTCAGCCACGATTACCACAGCCTTGACCATCAGTGGCACAGGGGCATCGTCGTTGGACATTGGTGGTGGATTGAATGCTGGCACGGGAGATGTCGCGTTGGTTGGAGATGATGGCAGGATCAATGGACCACTCAGCTCAACGATTATTGATGACTTGAGTGCAGCGAACCTGACTTCGATCCCCGCAGGACAACTCACCGGGTCGATATTGAATGCACGGCTACCCACCAACATCGACATAGGCGGGACCCTTGATGTCACCGGAGCGACAACATTGGATAGCACCTTGGCACTCGTAGGGGCTGTCACATTTAACGATGCCGGGGGTGATGTCGACATTCGCGCCGAAGGCGATAGCGTCACCAATCTCTTCACCCTCGATGCCTCGACAGACCGTATTGGTATTGGTGTCACAGCACCAGACAACATCCTGCATGTATTACAAACCGGTGCAGACTGGGGGATGTTTATCGATTCCTCCAGCACCTCCTACGCTCCGGGCATTCAGCTCAGACCCAACGGCACGGCGAAAGGGTGGGTCTCCGCAACCAACGCAGGTGCGTTGTTGTTGGATGGCAACTCGATTGTCGTGGTGAATGAGGGGTCAGCTGATAAGGACTTTCGGATTGAATCAGACGACAACGCCAATATGCTCGTGGTGGATGGAGGCGATGACCGGGTAGGGATCGGCAAAGCCTCTCCGACAGTGACCTTAGATGTAAATGGTGCAACGGACATTTCTGGACATACGGCACTCGACTCGACGCTGTCCATCGGGTACGGGTCGATTGGCGACTATCAGCAAGTCTTCATCGGCGGCACCCTTGCGTCTGGCGGGGCATCCAGCCACGCCGAAGCGATGGTAGTGCAGACCGCGATCACGGGCGCGACAGGCGATACTGGGTGGTTGGCTGGGGTGAAGATTGGACCTGCTATTACAACACAAGCCTCAGAGACGATAGTCCATGCGACGGCGCTAATTGTCAACGAACCGGAGATCACCGTTGGCAGTGGCGCGACGGTGACGACGGCGAGCACGTTGTGGATTCCAAATGTCCCCACTGAGGGGACGAACAATTACGCCTTGTTCGTAGATGACGGTGTGTCTCGATTCGACGGCAATGTGGGCATTGGTGGGGTGACGGTTCCTGGCGCACGGTTGGAAATAGAGGACGGCGGCATCTCACACCCTGGTCCGTTGTTTATAAGTCGGCAGGATGACGACGATGTGTGGAACATGATGTTGGTCAATGACTCCTACAGCACGACGGCAGTATATGGTGTGCGGATGACCGTTGCGACAGATGGCGATTTCAATATTTATGGATCGGACAAGACGAGCAGCCCCGGCCACATCTCTTTCTTTACAGACGAAGCACGGCGAATGCAGATCGGCAGTAATGGACGGCTGGCGTACAATCTCGCCGATTTCAACAATGTGTACGGCAATCTGGAAATCGAGGGGATCGGAGACGACATCGGGGTCAATATGTATCCCGACGACGCTGACGCGCACCAGCTGGTGTCGATGGGTGCTGGTGGCGACGGAGATGCTGCCAGACGGGGCGTGTTGAAGATCCTCGCCACCGATGACGGAACAAACAATTCGATTGCGATGGGATCTGTCGGTGGCTTAAGTTCCGATTTCAACATTTTTACGCGCCATCCCACCACTGGTCTTGGTAGGGTCATTCTGCGTATAAAGGGCGACGGATCGACTGAAGCAACTGGGGCATTTTCAAAAGCGAGTGGGAGCTTTAGAATCCCTCACCCGATCTGGCCTGCGACTCACGACCTAGTGCATAGTTTCGTGGAATCGACAGACACGTTGCTCCTGTATCGGGGTGTCGCAACGGTGGATGGTACAGAGACAATCGATCTCGATGCCTATCTTGATTTGGTTGATGATACGTGGGATGCCCTAACGCGAGACCCACAGGTATGGGTGAGTAATGCCTCTGGGTGGGAACAGGTGCGTGGCACCGTGACTGATGGCATCTTGACGCTCGAAACCCAAGACCCGACTGCGACTGGGGTTGAGGTAAATTGGCTTATTGCGGCTGAACGGCAGGACGATCATATTAAGGAAACAAACTGGACGGACGATGATGGGAACCCCATTCTTGAACCACTGAAGCCCCTGTTTAGTACCGTTGCACCTCCGACATTTGAGGAGAGCGTTGGTGACATCTATCCAGACATCGAAGTTGAGGACACAACGCCAGTGGCACCAGAACGATATCCGGCATTCCGCTTCACGGACGAGAACGGGAACACAATTACGGAAGACGAAACCGATGAAGATATCATTTGATTACAAAGTGGCGTTCTTTGGATTACTTACTGTGCTTGCACTTGCATGGGCAGGGTATGCGGAATACCGTATCCAGACATTCCAAACAACACCTGCCATGGAATGGTTGTTCGCAGAGACAAACATTCGGAATACAGAAGGCCAAGCCCTCACTCGGGCGCAGATGCTTGATCAGGTAATGCAATCGGCGTTGGAAAATACGGCTGCTCAACAGCAGCCTCTTCCAAATGAAGAAGAGTAATGCTGACCTTTAAGGATATTCAAGATCAGGTCCTGCTCCTCTGGGATTCTCCGGGGGAGACAGGAAACTTTCTGACCATCGTGAAGAATGCAATCAACGACTCTCATGCAGAGCGGTGTAATGCACAACGGTGGAGCTTCATGCTGTGGGAGGATGTCCTCACCTTTACTACTGTAAGTGGCACCTTGAACTATCGTCTTCATCCACTCTTCCACAGGTTCCACCGTGTTTACAATACGACTGATACGCACAAGATGGTAGAAGTACCACCTCGTGAATATTATGAAGCTCCCGAGACCAAGTTCCATTTCCACATGGTGGAACCCTCCCCGGTGGCGGCAGATTTGGCATCGGCGGGGACGCTCTCCATGGTGAGCAACTCAGCGTCAGACACGACACCAACGCTCATATTGCGGCTTATTGATAATGATACTGCTTCAGGTTTGGTCGGCACGGGTGAGATATCGGAAACGCTCACCGCCAACGGTACGTCTACCGTGACGACAGCAGCGAGCACCAGTAAGATACTGTCAGTGACCAAAGGGGGAACATGGGTAGGGACGATGACGCTCCGGGATGCAGACGGCAACATCTTACTCACCCTGTCACCGACAGAGTATGGAAAGGTCTACCCCCAGATTCGCCTCCTCAAAGACCCAGAGCAAGCCGATACTATTGAGTATCGCTTTTACCGTCGCCCGAGGATTCTGTCAGCGGATTACGACATTCCAGATATTCCATATCCCTTCAGTCGGATTCTCATCTGGGACACCCTGCTCCTGCTTGCGTCTTATGACGAAGCGAAAGAACCGGGGATGTGGGTGGAGCAACGTCGGCAGTGGGACAAGAAGCTCGCGGATAACTATCTCGAAGGCCAAGCCCTTGGTGGGCGTGTGCGGCAAGTGCGTGATGTCACGATGAGATAACGATGCAATTCCGAGAGACCTTCAAGAGTTGGCCGCGAGGCGTGGTGAGTGCTGGTCGCCCAGACCGGATTCATGCGGAGTCTGCGACGGATGCGACCAATGCCGCATTGGTGCATATCACCGGCTCACCGGTCACTGCCGTGCCACAGAAGCGGTTGGGATGCAGTATCCAAACTGCTGCGGGAGTTACCGGGAATGCGTCGATTCTTGGGTTGGATTGGTTTCGACGACGGAGTGGCGCGACATATACCGATTACTCACTTGCGGCGAGTAGTGGTGGGCGTTTGGATAAGTTGGCAGGGAGTGCCTGGGCACAAGCCGATTCAGGCACAGCAGCGTGGGCCACGAATGATGCCGATGGTATTCCGTCGATGGAGACCATGAACAACTTGTGGTTCATTGTCAACGGGGCAGACCAGAAGAAGTTCGATGGCACGAACATTACAAATTTTGGAATCGCCGCACCCGCCGCACCAACCGAAGCGGTGCTCGGAGATTCAGGGAATCTGAATGGCACCTATCAATTTAAACTTACCTATTACAACAGCAACACTGGACACGAGAGTTCCGCGAGTCTAGTCAGCGATGACTGTGTAGCAAGTAGTAAAAAGGTGACGGTGAGTTGGGTTGCTCCCGCAGGGGTTGATGAACAGGTTACGCATGTGCGCGTGTTCGTGCGCGAGACCAGCACCCAGTCAACGTGGTTCCGGTTAAACGCCGAAGCCGATGCGGTGTTGGATGGAGGAGCCTACGCAGCAGCGCATGGTGGGTGGGCTGTTATAGATGATGGAGCAGGGAGCATCCGTCTCGATATCACCACAGCGTCGATCAATGACCTGATTATCCAAGTGCCCGGTGAATCAGAGAATAACCCACCCTCAAGCAGTGCATCATCGATTACCAAGTATGCCTCTCGGATGTTCTATACCGATGGGGTGGATCTCTTCTACAGTAAGATTGGCTTCCCCGAAGCCTTTGATACGAGTGATTATGAACGGGTCAATCCTGATGATGGGCAGCGCATTATTGGCCTCCTCGCAGTGACAGAAGGCATGCTCTTTATTTTCAAAGAGCACTCGCTCTATGCCTTGCGAGGACTGGACCCGAACAGTTGGGAAATCAGACTCGTCAGTGAATCGATTGGCTTATCGGGTGTGCGGTCGTTTACAACACTCGATGGCATTGCCTACTGGTGGAGTCAGTCGGGACCCTATCAGTGGTCATCAGGAAAAGGTGTGCAACCGATTGGCTTCCCTGATGTGTCGGATAAGTTTGATGAGAGTAATGTAAGAGCAAACCTCTTGCACACTACTATCGTAAATAAGGATGTCGAGCGGCAGCGTATCTTCTTTGCCTATCCCCACGATACCGCGTCAGCACGGAACACGAAGCTCCTGGTGTATAACCATCGGCTTCAGGTGTGGGAAGGAACGTGGGACCCGATGGATATCAGTGCGTTAGGGAATCTTCCCGGCACCAACAACGCGCCGTTTTTACATATCGGGAATTACTCAGGTCGTTTGTTTCGGATGTGGGATGGAGCCGTCGATGGGGTGCGGTTGAGTAGCGGAGGCACGTTCTATACCCTTAGCGGGTCTCCATCTGAGACTTCGGGAGCAGCAACGCTGACCGATAGCACCGCGACCTTTGATACCGCGAACGATGGCTTAGACCAGTTGGTGGTAATTGCGATTGCCCCGGATGGCACCACCCAACGTCGGATTATCAGTTCAAGCACGGGCACCGTTTTGACGGTGACCGCGAATTGGTCACAGAAGCCTACGAGTAACTATACGTATGTGATTGCGGCCCCAGACTTTTCATGGTCGACCATCCACAGTGACCGGGTGCAGGGGCGGGATGGCTTGATGTTCTCATCCCCCTTTCGTCGGAAGCGCTACAAACAACTGTTGGTCTCAGCGCTGAGTGCAACGGGAAATGCCAATGTCGATGTGGATGTGCATTTGGATACAAGTGACACACGCGCTCTGTCAGTTACCGCATCGGCATCGGAGGTTTCTGGTGCGATCTTCGGCACAGCGATCTTTGACACGAGTGTCTTTGGTGAAGCGGGGGTTGCGACGATTAAGAAGCGAATTGGGCGTTCAGGACGAGCGATTGGGTTCGTCGTGCGAAATCGGGAACCGAACACACATATCTTGTTACTGGCCTTGTCCTATATGGGGACCTTGGTCTCGGAGAAATCATAATGAGTCAATTTCCAATTGGTGGTCCGTGGCACCAGCGTCCTCCATTTCCTCCACGGTGGCCTGTACCTGGACGTGAGGGACCGATTTTCGATGGACCTCCGCTCAATGACGATGGCACGAGGCCGATACCAAGAAGACCAGGTGGTCCTATGCAGCGCACGGGTCCCTATGTACCCCCACCGGGTATGCCGATTCCAGGGGGTCCGGGCGATCCAAGGACCAACCCACGAGCGGGTGGGATACCTGAGCCAATGGGAGAGCGGATGCTAGCCCCTGTTGAGGGACCGCCGTTGGTTGCCAACACACCACTGGCTAGACGCCCGATGTGGACACCTCCACCGTTACCACCAACACCATACCCAGTACCTCCGAACCAAGTAGGTGCTGCTCGATCACCGAGAGTACTGCCTCCTGAATTTGGAATGGCATTACGGCAGTACTTGATGAATAGGCGTGTGTAATGGCACTCGAACGTCAACCACCCGAGGACCGGCAGGACCACTTGCCGATCAATCGCCCAGACTCGTTAGCGCGTCCGAGTTTCGATGCGAATGTGCTCGAAACCGAACGGACGAAGCGGTCTCCGTTTGCGGCGTTTACGTTTGTGGATGTGACGTTTGGCACAGCGAATACGGATTACATCATCTCGCACACACTGACAACACCAGACCCCGAGGTGATTCGCTGGTGGGTAATACAGAATGACACCGCTGGAGTGGTCTATCGGGACCCGTCAGCATCGGGTGTCGCCCCACGCAACTGGGGAGAGGGGTATGTCGTGTTGAAGTGTTCGGTGGCAAATGCCAATGTGCGGTTACTGTTGTTTGTGGAGCAGATATGAAGAAACTAGTGCTTGCCCTCATGCTATCAATGCTCTCTCTAAATGTGCATGCTCAGATTGATCCAACGAATACCTTTTCCGTTGGGCAGATCATTACGGCAAGTGGGATGAATACAAACTTTGTGGACCTAGGAGCGTCTGCACTCAATCGTGCATCTGGAGGAAATATCACAGGGAACATTACCGTCGCGGGTGGTATCACGATTGATGGTGCTGATGTCGGTGCTTATCTGGCGACCAATGTCTATGCACAGGATAGCGGTGCGGCAGGCGACCCCTCGTTTAGTTGGGTGGGGGACACCGATAACGGGATGTTCTTGGGTGGTACAAATATTGTGGACTTCGCCACCGCAGGGTCAGCACGGATGCGAATCGCCGCAGATGGCACCGTAGCGATTAACTCCACCTCTGCGAGTGCGTTGGATATTGCAGGAGGATTAAACGCAGGATCGGGGAATGTCGCAATCATCAGCGCAGCAGGGAAAATCCCTGCACTGCATGGGGATTTCTTCGCGGATACAGCGGTGGCCGCGAGCTTGCTGACAGGAACGGTGGCAACCGCGAGACTGGGATCAGGCACCGCGAGTAGTTCGACCTTCCTCCGAGGTGATGGGTCATGGCAAGCGGTGACAGCGGGTGTGGCAGGCAGTGATACCCAAGTGCAATATAACAATGGTGGAGCACTGGGTGGCGATTCAGGATTCACATTTAATGACTCTACGAATGCCGTGACCATTACCGGCACCGCCGCGAACTCCCTTGATATCGGTGGGGGACTGAACGCTGGAACCGGGAATGTTGGGGTGATTAACGCTGCCGGGAAAATCCCTGCGATTTCATCAACCTACTTCGCCAGTCTCGCATTGGCGGCATCAAACCTCACCGGGTGTTGCCGGGTGTTGCAGATTGTGGAAGGCACCACGACAACGGATGCGAACACTGCGAGTGGCACCTATGCGGACACAAACCTCACAGCCGCGATTACGCCAGCGAGCACGGATAACAAGATTCTTGTCATCGTGACACAGAATGGTGTGGTGGCCTATGACGTAGGGGGAGGAGGACCGTCAGCAACCGGGATGGATCTGAAGCTCCTTCGTGATGCAACGGATATCGGCCTGATCGTCGGTGATGGGGCAAACGCCTATGATAATGAGGGGTCAAGAACGGCAGCATTTGTCGAACTCGACTCGCCAAGCTCCACGAGTGCGTTGACATACAAAACCCAATATCGCGTAGCGGGTGGGGGAGATAGTGATAGTCGTGCTCGGGTGCAATTGAATAGTTCTGAAAGCAAAATCATCCTGATTGAAATCGGGTATTGAGGAATTTTGGAATGCGTTTAGACAAGATTGATAACCTCGAAGATGTGCGCCAATGGATTTATGGGCATGACGCACGGTCAGAGGAGCGGTGGGAATACCAAGGGAAAGCCAACGAGACTATTGACCAGAAGCTCGCCTCGATCAACATGCGCTTGAGTGCATTGGAACGTCGGGTGATTTGGATTTCGGCGGTGTTCTCGGCTGGTGGCGCAGCAGGAGGATCGTTCTTCTTTTAGACCATGGCTACTAGGATTGCTCTCAATATTGATCCATATCTGAAGTCCTGGCCGGTACAGGTGCGTCAGAAGCGGTTCGATGTACCGCCAGCTCCAGATCAAGGTCCGTTGGATCTTGAGTCGCTCTTAGCGGAACCTTTCAGGCCAGCGGAGGATGATCGCACACTCCTCAAACGAGGGGCGAATAACATAGCGGATTTCCTCTGGGGCACAACTCCAGAGGAAACGGTGTTTGGTGACCTTATGGGTGCGCTCATGGGCACCAACCTCATGGTCTCGGGTGCAGAACGCGCTGTACTCGATCCCGTCAGACGAGCATTGCTGAATAAAGAACTTACATCAGAGATCACGAAATATCTTACAGATGTGCCCTCACAGCAAGCGACCATGCTGAATCTTGTGAAGAGTCATCCAAGAACCGCTGCGCTGTTCAAGCTCCGTGGTGGGACGATTCGAGCTGCGGAACCGTCATCTACACGAGCGATTGCGGATTATTCACCCACTCTCGAACAAATCCGATTACATCCAGAGAAAGCTCTTGATGCGATAAGTACGGTTGATTGGCTTCGGGCAAAACTTGCTGCTGACCCGACTGCGATTACGTCGGCAGGAGTGCAGAGGTTGCCGGGGCAAGATAGAATCTGGCGGCATTTGACGAGGATTGGACGAACGGAGGGGGTCGCGACCCCATCTCCGATTACTCACGAGTTTGGTCATGTCGGGCAAGGAATCTCTGGAACGGGGCGAAGGAAGATCGAGGCCGCGAGAACAACGACCGGACGGAAGCAACTCACGGAAGTTGAGCTGGGTGCTCGCATTACCGAAGCGAATCAAACCTTACGCCGACGCTTGTCAGAGTATAACAAGTTCGCAAAAGGACAGGCTTCTGTGCCTACCGTGCGGGTTTCCCCCGCTGATCGGATGAAGCTCGCACAGCACCATGCGCTAACTGATCCGGGGTGGCTTACATATCTCTATGACTTACCTGAGAACGCACTTGTGCAAACGAAGTCTCTCCGTGGTGGACGGGCGTTCACTGCGAAAGAGATTCGAGAGTGGGCTGATACTGCGACTGGCCTTGGGCCAACAAAAACAGGCGGGGAGGTGGCATTGCCTCCCGACCGGCAGGATCTCTTTTCAGCAGTAATGGATTGGTTTGGGGACTAAAAGATGACCCCAACGATTGATACGCTCCTCGATGAAATCCTGGCCCGAGAGGGATCGAAGGATACCAATGATCCAAATGATTCGGGTGGGCGTACCAAATTTGGAATTAGCCAACGCTGGCACCCAGCTGCGTGGGAAGACGGACCACCCACACGCGAAGCGGCGAAGGAGATTTTCTTTAGTCTCTATGTGATGAAGCCTAAGTTGCATCTGGTTACCCCGGATTATCTCTTGGGACAGCTTGTGGATTATGCCGTGCTGAGTGGGCCACATCGAGCTATCGTCGCGTTGCAGCATATTGTGGATGTTTCCGAGGATGGGTTGCTGGGACCGATCACCTTGGGCGCACTAGCAGCACAGGAACCACGTACGGTGAATAACGCTATCGTAGATCGGCGTGTGTTGCTCATGACACGGTTAGTACAACAACGACCAAAAGACTTGGTGTGGCTCTATGGGTGGGTCTCTCGGGCACTGAAATTTAGGGTATAACTATGGCTCTAGGTAATGGATACGGTTTGGTGAACAGTACGGGTGGGATTAAGCGGTGGGATGATTACGATGACCCGAATGCCTCCCAGTCCCAACAGGCGAATAGGAATGCCCAAGGGGGGTGGGATACAAATAATGATACTTCCTCAGGCGACGGGTGGGTGGCACAACCGGCGCAAGCAGCACAGCCAGCGGCGGGTGGGCGGACAGACAATTGGTCGAACTTTACCCTGAGTGGTTATGATGATCCGGGTCGTGACCCAGGTGAGCAATATACTCCGCAGGCCCCAGAACCACAGCCAGCACCTCAACAGACCCCCGGAGGACGAGGGAGACACCCAGGACCATCTCCATCCGGTGATACCGCACTGTGGAATTGGTGGCAAAATTGGCAACGTAATGCGAATGACCCACGAGTTGAAGCGTGGTGGGGACGGTATGCGCCAACAGTATATGGAGATCATCCAACAAATATACAATGGCAACCTTCGGCAAATCCTGCGTGGTTTGCACAGCAAGCAATAGACCCTGCTTTCCAATCCACGAGAGACCACTGGCTTCGTAACTTACAACAAGGATGGCATCAGGGATTTCTTCATGATCGCGACCCCTATCAAGAAGGCTTAACCTACTATAAAGACCAAGGTGGTGCTGATTACAATTGGACTGGAACGCAGTGGCGCACGGGTGTGCCAACAGGGTATCACCTTGATCCTGAAACGAGTGAGCTTGCAGGCTATAAGGACTGGGCTAAAGAAAATAACATCGTTGGTCCGTGGACAGCAGGGCATGCTGACTTTGCCAGTTGGCGTGATGATGCCCAATTCCGCAATCAGTGGGCACAGAATACGTTAGCGGCATTTCAAGCGCGGGGCGGTGGTGGCGGAATCTATGCCGACCCACCAGATGGTATTAACGCCGAAGATTCTAAGTGGGACCAGTGGCTTCGTACCGATGGGGGGAGAGACCATACCTCAGCGAATATCTTAGGGTTTCTGCAAACGCACTATGGTGGTCAGTTCAACAAAACAGGGTTAGCCGCCGCACTCCCCATAATGCAATGGCTCTTTGGGAGTCATATCAAAATCGTTGGGTCTGGTGGCGATAAGATCGACTTCGGTCCCCCACTTGGTGTCGTAGACCTTATCCGAGATGTCAAAGGCGAGCATGGTGGCACGGCGTGGATTTGGTTACCGGATAAAGATAATACCAATCTCCATGGTGGGGGAGGTGGTCGCGGGGCGGCTGGGGCCGGTGGTGGGCAATATGGTGGTGGCCCCCCCGGAGGGTATCAGCCGGGTGCGGGGGGATGGCAACAAAATCCCTATGGCTCGGGGCAGGGTGGATGGTTTGATCCAACGCAGACTCCTGTAGTGAACTTTCCTGCACCGGGCGTCTCATCACAGTATGCTCCCGGAGCACCACCCGCAGATGGCTTGCCAACGTATGGTGGGTATCAGTTTACGAATGAAGGACTCCCGGTCTATCAGCAGTTTCAATATGACCCGAACATGACCTACCAAGCGGGACAGGTGGGGCAGTTTTCTCCACTGGATCAAAGTGGTCTCAATCAAGTGCAGCGCACTACGGTTCAGCAGATGTTGGAGAACCCCACACTCAGTGACCAAGTGCTCGCGCAGATGCGTGAACAGCACAAGGACACCGTGTTGAGTATGGGAGAACAACTAGGACAACAAGCAGCTCAACGTGCTGCCGCGCAAGGCACCTTTGGTGGGGGGCAATACGGAAGTAGTCTTGGTGACATTCAGAGATCGATGGCTGGGGATATTACAAAAGGCTATCGAGACCTGAATGTGCAAGCTGCCGACATCAACCGACAGGCACGGGAACGCGCACTTGGGTTATCGGAAGATGTGCTCGGTGGACAGACGAGCCGTGGCATCGCTGGGTATCAAACGGCGTTAGCTGGGCAGATGGCCCAGGAGGGGTTATATCAACAAGCGGCAGAATCGCTGCGAAATGCTCAAGTACTCAGCGCACAAGAGCACCAACGCGCCTATCAGAATCAACTCGCGAATCAGGCATGGCTTCGTGAAGGACAGCAGCTTCAGGCTGGTGAGGATCGCTATGCGTTTGGTACGGAACAGCAAGCCTCGCAGGATGCGTATCAACGCTATCTCTCCGGTGAAGAACTGCAACAGCGACAAGCGCAGCAGGAACTCGCTCGTTATCAAGCGTGGGCAAATCAGCAGGCCCAGCAACAGCAGATGGCGATTCAGATGTATCTCGGTCGTGGCGGTCTCGCGGCTGGACAGGATCAGCTCGCACTCCAGCAGATTGCGGAGCAGAACAGATATAACAAGTGGCAGTGGGAGAACTTCGGTAATTTATTAGGATAGGGATAGATACTCATGGCAAATGGTATCAATAACATGGTTCCAGCAACGCAAGCCTATTTTAATAGGTCCTCGAATCCATATAGGTCCTCGAATCCATATTCGGGTGCTGCCGCCTGGGGAAATCTCGCCAATGCCACTATGGGGGGTGCAGGCAACGACCGCTCCTTCGCAGAACGGTATATGCCGTATTTCCTCGGTGGTGCCCAATTAGGATTGGGAGCATATGGCGCATACAGAGGTGCTCAAGACCAACAAGAGCAGAATGCGCTGATGATGATGGAGAATCGGCGCGAGCAGATGAATCAATACCTCGCGGCGAAGGCGATGGCACAAGCGGATCTCTTCAAGGGATGGGATGCCGCAGCGGTGCAAAGTGCGGTGCAGGGTGTCGGTGCCACGCAGCTCGATCCCTACGCACGGAATCGATTTAAGTCGAGATTGCAGCTTGCGCGGCTGTTTGGAAATCAGGCAGGAGACTACTCCATTCAGCGTGGGCCACAAGGCTTAACGTCTGTCGGTGGGGCAAGTATTCCACTTGGTGGGCTTTCGCAATATATCCCTGCGATGTCGCCAGAGGAAATGGCAGAGGGGGCTTCGCGCTTTGATACGGCTGTTTCGGCATTGGTGCCAGCACAACGAGCGGAGTGGCAGCAGGGTGCGCTGGATGCCATCAATCAAATTCCCGGTAACCCCGACACGCTCTTCGATGACCCTGCGGGACAGTTGATGCAACAGCAGGCATTGAGAAACTTCTTGGGTGGAGGACAGGAGCAGCAGGAGGGGCGTGGCTTCTGGCGTAACTTCGCGAGGATTGCTGCTCCGATTGCTACGTTTGCGATACCGGGTGTCGGACCTATCGTTGGAGGAGCACTCGGTGCGTATGGCAACTCCCGGCCTGGAGAGTTTGGGTGGGGAAGTCTCGCAAAGGGTGCCGGAATGGGCTATGCCGGGGGTGCGCTTATGGGTGGGGTTACGGGAACGCCTTGGCGTGAGGCATTCAATCCAAACTTTGGAAATCTCGCGAGTGGTGATGCGTGGCGTAGCATGCCATTCACCTCGGCGTTTCGCAGTGCTGACGCAGGAGCGGTGTCACCCAGCGTTTTTACAGGTCCTCCAGACATGCGTGGTTGGCTCGGCGGTGGTACTTATGGGAGTGGAACTCCTACCTTCACTGGTGGCGGTGCTACGGCAAGATTCCGAACAGGTAACTAACTATGGCTTATTACGTTCGTCCCGGCGCAGGTGGTTGGGCATCAGTGGCATCGTATCTGTCCGGTGGTCTCGGGCAGATGAGAAATCAGCTTCAGGAAGATGCTCGGTATCAGGACATCAAGGCAGAGCGGGAAGCTGATCGCCTGTGGCGACAAGACCAAGCGAAACTCGATCAGGAGTTTCGGACCAGCCAGCTTACGATGGCTGAAGAGGCCGCAGAGGATAGGCGACAACGAGACTTGTTGGAGGATGCTCGCGCTACAGCGAGGAATCTCTCCATAGGACAGCCGGTCGATATCCCAGGTCTGAAGGAAACATATGGGGATGCCTTTCAAAAAGTCTTTGGGTCACTGGTTGGTACTCGGAGGGAGATGTTACCACCCGGCTCATCGGGGGTTCCGTGGTCAGATGCAGCACTAGCGGAACCGAACATCTGGCTCGGTGACGCAGACTCGCGGCTGGTGGCTGACCAGATGGCGCAGCGGTATGCTCAGGCGGCAGAAGCTACGAGGCAGTTTGGAGTGACCAGTGCCTTGTCACGAGACCGACTTGATGTTGATAAGTCCCTGCTTGAACTTAACCAAGCTAAGCAACTAAAAGACGAACTGGAGCAGAAGGTTTACAGCGTATTTAACCTGCATGCTGGGGCAGTGTCGGAAGCAGCAAACGAGTTAGCAAACGCTCGATCTGATCTCTTTAATGCACAAGTTGAAGCGACGACGACAGATGATCAAATGGAAAGCTATCAGAGTAGAGTCACAGCTTTTGAGGCAGAACTCGCACGAGCGAAGTCAGCAGCTCTGGCTATGCAGGAGGGTTATGCTGCGTCGGGAACGCCAGTACCAGTACAGGCACAGGTGTTGGCTGCCCTTGGTAGGTGGAGGCAACCAAGTGATGGTATGAATCTTAATGTCGATCCCATTGCTAATTTGATGAACGGTGGTGGAGGGGATGACACCGGACCTCCTCCTCCTAGCGCAGAACGTATAACAGATCCAGAGTTACAGCGTTTGGCAGGAGTAAATCCATTAGGACCTTTTCATCCTGACGCTGCCGAGTGGTACCGATCAAGGGCAGTGGCGGAGAATCGTCCAACGCCCCTCGCAGCGCAATGGCAAGCGAGTGATACTTGGAGGGATCTCGCTTCTCAGGTAGAAACGATTAAGCGTAACATTGCAGGCTTATGGACTGAAGATCAAACTACACCTGATGATGTATTTACGAGATGGCAGGACCCCGACACACGAGCACGAAACCAAGCAATCATAGAAGCGCGAAATAGAGTCCTGAACTCCCCCGTGGGTTTCCCAGAAGCAATTGACGGTCGATTTTCCGGCAAACTTACCGATCCAGAGCAACTGATTCCTATGCGACTGGATCGAGCAATGGAACATCTTGGGCCGGAAGCAGTTGAGATGTTTCTTGGTGACCAATTCGCCCGACTTCCCGGTACAGGACGGTTGATGCCCCATACCGGGGAATTACTTCGAGACTACCTTCAAGGAGCTAGGGAGTGGTCTGACGTTGAAGCGGCTCTTGGACATCGTTTCCGGTAAGGACAGCGTATGCCTCCTACTCAACCACAACTAAATCCTCGGGCGATGAAGCAGCAGCTTCGTCAACTGAACCCTACGTTTCTAGGGACGGATGACGAACTCTATTCGGCGTGGCTCGTGCAGAATCCCCAATACCGAAGTGCTGGCGCGGGAAAGGAAGTCATCGCGGGACAGGCTCTCGAAGACCCTACATGGTTTTCACAAGCTGTCACCACAGGTGCTCGCATCGGCCCTGCGGTAATCGGGTCTATCTTGGGGTCACCCGGAGGGATTCCGGGGATAATGGCCGGAGGTGCCGCCGGGAGTGCTATTGGTGAAACGATGGCACAGGGGATTGAACAATACCTTGGACAGCGTGAAGGCTATAACCCTTGGAGTATTGGGATCGCAACAGGTATGGGTGCCGTGCCGGGTGCCGGGAAACTTCCTGCACTTGCCGGCAAAAGTCTTCCTGCTGTGCAACAAATCCTGAGTCAGCGTGTGCGGAAGGAAGCCCTCAAGGGTGCCTCGACTGCGACGTTGGGTGATGTCGGCTTCCAGCTCTCCGAAACGGGGGAGTGGAATCCAATGCAAACCTTTCTCGCTGGGGGGATTGGTGGTCTGGCTGGAGGGGGACTCCAGTCACTATCGCAGCGTGGTATCGCAAAACAGCAAGCAACTGTAGGTGTCTTGAAGCTTGACCAGATGGAAAAGGATTTCGAGAAGGCACTGGTCACATCCATGAGGACCCCCGGAGAGACGCTCGAAGCGGCAACCACCAGATTTCGTGAAGGGTTCATCGATAAGGAATTTGGATATAAATCCTTTGTCCAGAAGCTGGCACACGGAGACTCGGCAGAATTAAGGAAAGGTGGCGTTGGCTGGGGGGATGGGAGTGAGTTCTCACCAACGGTTGCGGCTGATATTGCAGGGGGCACAGGGGCGAAGGTGGAGGGTGCCGTCGATCAGATGCGGGATATCTTCCATCGTATCTGGCAGCGGGACATGGCAGCCGATGTCAATCGTCTGCTTACGCTCAAGGGATTCCGTCGTGGCTTTGAGGATTACAACCACAAGCTCAAGAAAGCGCTGGAACACGATGCCAAACACGGACTCGCAGGAACCCCGCAAGCCACAGCCGATCCTCTTCAGAAAAAGATGCTTGAAGGGAAGGTGCTGCCGCAAGGCTACACAGAGAAGGAAGTGCTGGATGATCTTCGCAAGGTAAAAGCTGGGTTGATATCGTCAGGACGGTGGGAAGAAGTCAATGCGTTTGCTGATGAGATTGTGCATTTTAACCGGGAATCCCTGATGTTGATGCAGCACTATCAACTCATCAGTGCAAAGACTGCGAATGCCTTGAGGAATGTGCAGCCGCAGTTAAGCAAACTCCAGAGGAAGAAGCTCGGGTTAGAAGCGCTTGACTACGAGCAGTATGGTGGCAGGCGAGATAAATACGGCGAGAAGGCTTTGCGCGAGCACATTCCCCTTTTCCGTTTCATGGATGCCATTGGTGAAGACATCGGGGATCTTGATGAAACAGCCGCAGCAGTCGCTCGGGAAATTGGCGAGCGGGTGCAGAAGGGAAAGACAGGATCGTGGAAGTTCGATCCCTTTGGTGGGTCAGCAAAAGCAGTTGTCCCTCCAATGGAATCCTCGCTTCGGGCGCGGCGTGGCCTTGTCATTGCTGGCGAGGACAACATGCGGAAGTTAGCGCTCGTGAATTTTGTCGAAGCTGATTTTCAGAAAGGGAGTCCAAAGATAGGACCGAAGGTGCAAGATCACATGCGCCTCAAGAAACACTTCGTAAACCTTACGAAAGAGAATAAAAAACTCAGCGACCTGCCGGGGCAGGGGTATGACTGGGAAACGTTCACGGTACTGAAAGACGGAAACCGCCAAACCTGGGCTGCACCTGAAGCAATCGTTGCCTCTATCAACCATCTCGATGAGGCAGGGTCTGCCATGTTGGGTGAGGTAGCCATGAACTTTGGTGCCCGTCTGACTGCCCGGTTTGCGACCTCGCTTAATGTTGGCTTCTCGATAACCAACGTCCTGCGCGACAACATGGACTTGGTGATGATGCGGAAGGTTGTACATAACCCAGTGCAGTTTGCGGGGTATCTCACGGAGTGGGGAAAGACCCTCGTGCAAGTGATCCGACAAGAACTCACACACGGAGCACGAGCGGGGGCACGAGCGATTCCATTTGGATTGGGGCGCAAGTTTGGAAAGCTCCCGATTCCAGCCTACAAGCAGGAAGTTGTTGATTGGAGCACGGGGGAAACTGGTTTGGTTGACCTGCAACAAGAAATGGTTGACGCAGGTGGCGCATTCTCCGGGTTGCAGCGACAAATTTCTCCCGGTGAATACATCGGTGGGTCCGCGATGGAAGAAGGCGGCAGTGCGATGACCAACAACTTGCTGAGTGGCATCGACACTGTGCTGAGTCCGTTCGCTCGCTTCTCGGGTGCACTGGAAGATACAACCAAGATTGCAGCGTATAAGACACTTCGTAAACAGGGTGTCTCTCCAAGAGAAGCCGCATGGCTCACACGGAAGTTTGGTGGGTCTCCTGACTTTGCGGTGCGTGGACGGTATGCACGGCATGCGGGGAGTATGGTGCTCTTCTTCAATGCCCAGATGCAGGGGATCGTGCGGAATGCGGCGGTGCTCAAGGATTTGAAGAAAGATAAATGGGCATTTACCCAGATGATGATGGGCGCGACGGGTTTGGAATTGCTCCGCACCCAGTGGAACTCCAGATATACAGACCCTGATGGCACTCCATCGGCTGACCGGATGACCACGAGTGACCGGGAGAATTACTGGACATGGGTGCTGCCCGAGACGGAAGTGATCCAAGGGGTGCCACGCCATAAGATGCTGAAGTTTTCCAAAGGGCATCTTGCGCGGATTATCTTTAATCCGATTGCTGATGTGTTACACGCCGCACATAGTGAACGCGAACAGTGGTCACCCACACAAACCACGCTGAACCTGTTCGAGCAGTTCTCCCCTGGATCGATCAATTTGGAACCGGGACGGATGGGTGAAAGTTTCCTCGATGGTCTCGTCAGTAGCTCGACCCCCTTAATCAAGACTCCGATTGAACTGGCATGGAACCGGCGCACCTTTAGCGGCACTCCGATTGAATCAATGGGGCAACAGCAACGGTCCCCATCCTATCGTGCAAGGGCAGATACCTCACCACTCTTCAAACATGGTGCAGCGATGTTGCGCGAGACGACGGGGATTGAAGCATCGCCAGTCTTGGGTGAGTATGCCATGCGAAGCATCATCCCCGGATTGGGTGAGCAGGTGACCAAGGCTGGGGATGTCATCCTTGGTGGTGGGTCTATCCCCGGTGCTGTTGGAGCATCGCTGGTCGAACCTGTCTTGCGCCGATTCAAAGGGAGTCGGGGTGATCAGGTGCTACGTGACCTGAGCACCAAGTTCTATCGTGCTGTTGACCGCACACGGAAGGCCCATGCGGATTTACGGAGTCTGCAAGTCAACGAACCGGGGAAAGCTCAGGCATTTGTGAATAAGCATCAGACACTCCTTCAGTATCGCCTGCCCTTGCAGCGAATCCAAACGCAACTCGGACGGTTACAGCAACTTCCCGATGAGCAGAGTGCTCCGGTTATCCGACAGTTGCTTGAGAATGCCGCTACGATTATTGACCGGATGAAGAACGATGGCTAGTGCTTCAGAAATCATCAGACGGACATTGGAAGAAGCAACACAACGTGTCGCTGATCTGAAACGGATTCCGGGTGGTGATTACCTCGGAGGCTATGATGAGGTCGAGGACCGTGGTGGCTTTGGGCATCGACCAACAGGCATCCTGCCCCGCGATGTAGGCGCACCGGGGATTCAGGCTGAACCGGAACCAACACTGTTTGATCGGTTAATCACACCATTGGTTCCCGAGTCTTCGATTCCGGGGCCAACGAATCTGTGGAGACATTTCACAGCACCCGTTGATGTGCTTGGGGGTGCTGCTGCGGGAGTAGTGCCAAAGCTCGTACGGGCTGGTAAGTTTGGTGTCAGTAACGCTGCACGAAGACTCGCCGGGTTGTCCAATGCACCCTATGTCGCGTTGGGTGCTGAAGATGTCGTGGGTGGAATCACTGATGCTGACCCCATGCAAACAGCTTCGGGTTTTATACAAGCGCTGCTTGGGTCAGCGGGTGCGAAAGAAGCCTTTGTGCGTGGCTTCGACCCTCGTGCGGTCGTTGATGCCTATGCTCGATCCAGAGGACGACCTGTATCTTCTCCAGCGGGAGGTCTCGTAGACGAAGCGAGAGCACGACAGATTGCTGATCGCTATGCAGCCGGTGGCTACACAGGGTCGGAAGTTCCTATTGGTTATGGACGAATGTTTGATGAGATGGCTGATCAGACGAGGTTCTTGGAAGATCAGGCAGGTCTCACCATCGAACCATGGACAGGTTCCGGTCAACCCTATGGAAGCTCAAAGGAGATGGTAGCGGATTTATTAGATCGAAGTCATTATTACTACTATCCCACAGCATCAGGCTTCGGGGAGACAAGTGGTGTGATAGACCCCACGATGGCAGCATTCCAAACGGGGTCGCGCCCCACCCGTCTTCGGAATGATGACTTGCGTATTGCCCATGATCTCATGGCTCATGCACCGGGGAGACATCAATTCGGACCCATTGGTGAAGAACGCGCTTGGATTGAGCATATGAATCTGCTCCCCGCGAACACGCCATCAGATGACTGGATGCGACAGGCGTTGACCAATGAGACACGAGGGCAGAATAGTTGGGTTAATTTTGGACCCCACCTTCGACGACCGGATGGCAGTCTGCCACAGCGTGGAGATCCTGATTGGATACATCCCGCTGACCGACCATTCGCGGATCAAGTAATGCAATTCCTTGGTGGTGACCTGCATGTCAGATGAACGAAGTTCTCTTGAAGAACACCTGATTACAGCAATGTTGATGGGCACTCGTGTGCTGCCTGCATTGGGGGGACTTGCCTTTGGTGGTCCTGTTGGTGGGGCAGCAGGGGGGATGGCTGGCGAGACGCTGGCTCAGGGAATCGAACGGTATCTCGGTCGGAGAGAAGAGTTCAATCCTGCTTCGATAGGTATCAACACAGTCCTCGGAGGAGTGCCATTAGGTCGCGTTGCTCAAGCAGGACGCTGGGCACGGATGGGAAGAGAAGCCGCAAAGGGTGCGGGGATGGGTGTCGCGGCTGATGTGCCGTTGCAATTGGCAGAGACAGGAGCGTGGGACCCACGGCAAACGCTGATCTCTGCGGGGATGGGTGCGGGTCTCGGGAGCCTTGGTGGAATTGCCCGACCGAAAGCGAGGCTTCGTGCTGAACCAGCTCCTGTTGATTTGGATTTCGTGCCGTCAACCGCACCAAGCATCACGCAAGCTCAGGCTGCCAAGGGAGAGACCGGACAGCTCCTCCTCCCCGGAGCGAATCGTCTGTGGGAAAAGGTCGCGGTGTTAGCGAGTGGATCGCCGGGGAGTCAGGCGTGGGAACGATTGGGCGGGGTGACGCACGGTGGACCGAGAGCACTTCGAGGACGAGGGGAACGAGCAAGCTCGGCCTTGTTGCTTGAAGATATGCTTCAGCAAATCGCCGAACGAAAGGGAGCACCGAACACACAGTTCCTAAAACAGCTTGGTCAGATTGATAAAGACACGCGCATCCGTGCCACGAAGCTGCTGGAAAAACTGCAAGCGGGGAATGAAAAGGCCCTGACGTTTTTTGGAAAAGAGGCTGGTAAGAAACTTTCCAGATCCGAACAGGGAATTATCAAGCGGCAAATCGCTGCGTTGACAAAGGTCAAGTCGGGATTGATAGACCCCATGGGTCCCAGTGGAAAATTCCCCGGATTCAAGAACATCAATCTCCCTGGCACCCGGCACTTTAATTCCAAAGCTATCACCAAGCTCCGCTATCGTGCGAATAGTGATGGCACACAGGTGCCAAACTTCCCAACGCAATCGGAGTTGAATGGACTCTGGGCACGAGGGAAACCGTGGGCTGCATTCTATAGCACCATACCCGAACAAATAGAAGGTGTCGTCCCTCCGCAGCATCAGATTGCGTTTCTGAGCGACAACGCAGGGTATTCTCCACAGGCTTCCCCGAGAGAAGCGCTTGTGCATTCAGTCTTTGGTGCCTCGCGTCGAGAAGCTGGTCTACATACCCGTGGCACAGGTGTCGAAACGGCATGGGTGAATCGTCGTGCTATTGAATCTGGCATTGTTGACCCCATGACAGGCGGGTTTTCTAAACGAGGGCATGGTCAGGGGCTGGACGATGTTGGTGAAGGAGGGTGGGTGGAGATTGGGCAGGATGGTTTGAAGATACGGAACTATCGAGAGAACTTGCTTGAACGCTATGACACAGGTGATGGACCCATTGTGCGTATGACCCCGAATCTCGTCAAGAAACGGATGGAGAAGGGGGAGGATATGGTGGCATGGGTCAAGCATATACAGGATGAGGCTGTCACGATTGATACCTGGATGGCATCGTTGTATGGCATTGATGCATCGAGGTTACAAAATACACAATGGGGCCGCGATATGTATGTCGCTATGGCGAATGACATACGACGGAAAGCGCGGAAAGCTGGTAAGACCCCCTCTGAATATCAAGCAGGCATCTGGGCAGGCGTTCGTCAGAATATGATGGAAGGTGGCGAGACGATTGGTGGTTCGCTCCGTGTAGATTATGGGCAGCGAAGTCTGCTTCCAAAATTGACCATCGCGCCCGGTGCAGCCGGGAAAGAAATCACGACACCCATTCGTGAGCTGGTTGATGCGATTGGAGAGACCGAACTAGGTGCTGGAGGACAGGGTGTTCTTCCGCTTGAGATACCAACAGGTGTGCGCTATATGCTCCCCGATGAAGAACAGATTAATGTCGGGGATGTCACAGCGGCGGGAAGAACACCGAGAGAAAAGGGTGGTGGTCTTCGTCCTGGGATCTCTGAAGTGTGGGCAAAAATTACCGCACCCCAAGTCTTGAACACCTTGCGAATGCAACGAAGCCGCAAGGATACCGTTGGTCTGTCGAAATCTATGCGAACGGGTGAGGATGTTGCAGATGCGCCCGTGATGTTTGTTGCGTTGAAGAATCGAGATCAGCGCACGGGGAAACTCGCACATTATTCCGAACGACAATGGGAAGGATTGCCGAACTTGAAGGACCTCTTGTCGTTCCTTTCGGACCAGTCGCATCGTCTTGCAGGGAAAGAAGGAGATACGGTTATGGGTGTCTTCTTTGAACAGGGTCGGCATGCGGTTACTGACCGCACACATCCCCTCTTTCGGTGGACAACATCTAAACACGGGGGACGCACGACAGCCGATGTTTCAAAGATGATCCCCGAGAAACCAGTCACAACAGCGAAGGAAGCTGCGCGACATGGATCGGGACGACCACCAGAGTATGAGCTACATGGATTCCGTACGGGGATGGACACAGCACGATTGAATGAACAGTTCTCTGTGTGGCACAACGAGTATTATCAACTCGTCCAAGTTGAGGACCTTGCGGTCACCGTCAATCCAAAGAATCCAAATCGCCTGGTGGTGAAAAAGAATCTCGGCACCCCACGCTTTGCTGATGAGTCCCGCCCGGAGAGTACGAAGTATGGCTTTACAAAACAACAGTCGGGAGATTTTGTGGGATGGACGACAGATGAAGGACTCTCCTTCGCCAGAAACCAACCACCAAATACCCAGCGAGTTCGTGGAGAACTCATCTACGATCTCTTTGGATCACCGACACCTGTGGATGACATCACATCACAACAACTCTCCTTCCTCAAACGAAACGAGCATCTAGGAGCCGGTGCGGATTCTGTTGGTGGTGACTTTAGAGGCTTACTCCAAGGAACAGACACATCACGTACGGCTATCGAGAAGCAACTCAAAGAGATCGGATATCAGGGTTACTACACCGATGCGAGTAAGACAGAGATCGTCTGGTTTGGCGATGCTGTCGAAGGCTGGAACTACCCGTGGAAACCGAAAGGATACTAAGCAATGGCATTTCCCCAAGGACAGGGTGTCCCTACCGCTATGGGCGTCACCCCCGCACGACCGTCGAACACCGGTATGAGCGCAGGACCATCAGGGATGAACCCCAGTCCCCCACCGGGTGGTGGCCCAGCCGTCATACCCCCCGGTCCAGTACCCGGAGTACCCATGGACGCACCTCCACCACCCATGACAGGCCAAGCAGTGCCCATGGAACAAGGTCGAGTCTATGATCTTAATCAGGATGCGCCGACAGACGGTGGTCCCGGTGGTGGTGTTATGGCACAACTCGAAGCATCAGGACTATCCGGGCAAGCCTTGATGGAAGCGCTCATTGGGGTCCTCTCACAGATGGGGATGAGCAAGGTGCGGTTTAATGGTGAAGAAATGCCATTGGGTCCAGGGGCAATGTCCGGTCCCGGCATGGGTCCCGGCGGACCACCACTCGCCTAACTCATTGATTCTTTAGGAGTTTACGTGTTACGTTAGCCTGCTATGCCGAAGAAACGCAAGCGGAATGTGATCGTCTGGGATATCGAATCCACGAATCTCTCAGCGAATTTCGGCTATGTACTCTGTATTGGTTGGAAGCGTTTGGATTCCCCACGGGTCTACGTACCTGCGTTACGTGATTTCAATGGGGTGTGTAAGACATGCCACCAAGTGAACGATCCGATCAACGACCGTAGATTACTGGAGCATATCTATCCCATCCTTGCAGAAGCCGATGCGTGGATTACATGGTTTGGAAAGGGGTTCGACCAGAAGTTCGTCAACACCCGACTGATGCACCATGGCATGGCTCCACTGCCGCCAGTTCCACACATTGATGGGTGGCGCACCGCGAAATCCAAACTAAAGCTCACCTCGAACCGACTCGCAACAGTCCAACAGTTCCTTGATCTCCCAGTGAGTAAGACCTCAGTGGGTGGAAAGCAATGGAACCTGGCAAGTGGAGGTGATCCGAAGGCAGCGGATTACATCATTGACCATTGCAGAAAAGATGTGAAGGTGTTGGAGCAAGCCTACGAAAAGATGCTCCCCCTGATTGTGGATTCACCACATATGGGGTTGATCAAGGGGAAGCCAGAGGGGTGTCCACGTTGTGGGTTGCCTACACTCAAGACGAATCCCTCTTGGTTTTATTCTTCGGCCACCCGCAGTTACCAACGATACCAATGTACCGCATGTGGGGGGTGGTGTAAGGGGAGTAAGGCGATTGATCGCTCTACCATTATGGCTATTTAGGGAGGATGAAGGAGTCGGAGATGCGGTGGCTACTAGCGGTAAGCCTTGTGCTTGCCATGTGCATGACTCCCCAAACAATAGCGAAAGACCTGAGTGGGCTAGCAGAACAGATGCGGGAATCCATTACCCGCATTCGGATGACCGGACCTGTGGTGCGATGGGGCACCTGCTCTGCGTTCTCCATTAACCAAGAGCGCGGGTGGGGCCTAACCGCAGAGCATTGCGTGGTCACGGTGAATGGCTTTGAGTTTCGGGTGGTCGATGACCAGTCCAGACCATTGGAGATTATTGCTCGGTCTTCCACCATCTTCCCACCACGACCGGAAGACGACCTTGCGTTGCTGGAGGGGGATATCTTTCGGGAACTCCCTGCACTCACCGCACTCACCATCGTACCCGAGGTTGGCACGGTTGTGGCGACGTATGGTTTTGCGCGTGGTGAACGGAATCCATTCTTCTATGTGAGTAATGTCGCTCGCACCCGACCGAGGTGGTTCAGTTTGGAAATGGCTGGCTCACTCCTCGGCGGGATGAGTGGTGCCCCTGTCGTGAATGACAAAGCACAGGTGATTGGTCTGGTGACCAAGGGCACAGCCTCGAACACTTACATCATTGGGAGTTGGCATTTCCAAGAACTCTACAAAGCTGCTGTCAAACAACATGAAAACCAATAAAGGAGGAAAGACTATGACTTGGACAAAACCTGAGATCAAAGCGATTGCCTTGAACATGGAAGTTAGTCTGTATGTAACCGCGCACTAACCACATGGACAGCGCACTCGGGTGGATTGGGCAGATTGCGGCGTGGGTTCGGCAGTTTATTCCAAAATGGATCATCATCCCCACGACACATGGTGGGGTGAAGTGGGTCAGAGGGAAGCGACTGGTCGAACTCACGCCGGGGATACACTGGTATTGGCCGGTCGTGACGGTCCTGCAAACATATCCTATTGTTCGCCAGTCGGTGGACCTGCGCCCACAGGTGATGGTCGCCGCAAACGGGAAGACCTTCTCGGCGGGGGTGGTGGTGACCTATACCGTGGAGGACCTGAAGCAACTCCTCTCAACCACCTTTGATCCTGATGAGGTGATGTCTGAGATTTCCCTCGCGGCGATTTACTCAGTACTAACCACCTTGACACTTGAAGAACTCCAGACCAGTGATATCTCTGCGACACTGACGGAGGCGATTCAGGAACTGGTCACACCCTACGGGGTGCATGTGGTGCGAGCGGCACTCACGGAGATGGCTCCCTGCCGGGTAGTGAAGCTCATCATTCCCCCAGCTATCCAGTAAGCGCGATAAAGAAAATCACCAGCGCAAACCACAACGCCCAACGGAATCGCCTACTCTTCAGAGTCTTGCGGAAAGAGGACCTCACAGAGAGGACGACCTTCGGAGTAGGAAACTGGGAGGCGTCTCTTCTGCTGTTCTTCCATAAAAAGGAGATACGCATAATCAATGTAGTTATGCACATCGGCAATCGTATCTTGGATAGATTCATCTTTGATCTCCGCTTCCACACCGGGAGACATCAGACTTGCCAGTCGCATCATCTTATCGCACAAGCGCACCAGGACCCCCTGACTGGGCGTGTCGATGATCCCAAGAATCGCTGCGACTCGTAGGTTAAACAGGGTGTCACCTTGGTGTTGTTGTTTGTGGTTGTAGTCGTGCCCTTTCTTCTCGATGATCGACATGGACTGCTCGTGCATCTCCTCACGAAAGCGTTTCACTTCTTCCAGTGTCATGCTAGCTCCTCTTCCTGTAATGCTTTCATGGGTGTCGAGACTGGGGTAATGCCAAGACGCTCTGCATGTTCTCCAGCAAAGAGCATGTTATAGGGATGCACTTGGAGATAGCACCGCACACTGGTTGTCGCATACGTATGGATGTCTGTCAGAATCTTCGGCTTATCATCGAGTACCACATCAGCGTCGAGGTCATTCACCACACCCCACTTCTTCATCGTAGAAACGACGATCACGGTAGGGTTGCGATAACCACGCGCCCGAAGCCAGAGTTCGGTTTGGGTCTTGACCCGTGTTCCGACACGAGCGGTGACAAAGTAGACCTCATCCCCTAACATCCGCTGCTTCTTTCCGAGGAGGTGTAGTGTCTTCCCTGTCCACCTGAACTCACCGAGGTCCCGCCAGAAGAACGGACTGTCATGCACCCGTTCCCAGGCTTCATCGACATACTCTCGGGGGAAGAACTGGTGCGGCCAGTTCCACATCTCAGGCCAAGTGCCTTTCTTTACCGGGATGATGGTGCCTTCCGGGTCCAGCACTCTCGCAAAGGCGGCATTGAAATCAGCCAAGACCCCATCCATATCGATCACGTATTTCATCCAACGAGTTCTCCTATTGGCACCAGTGTGGCGGTCTGTTTTTCGATGCCGACAATTTCCATCTGATCAATCCGACTCCCAGTCTCGACCATCATGGGTCCCATGTCTTCATCGTCTGTGGCTTCAGTCAGTGCAACAAACGGAGCTTCCTTCGCGAGAGCGACTACCTCTTCCCATGATTGTGCAATGAGATGCACCTGGCCCATGGCTTGTGACCCGTTTGACATGAAGGTGAAGGTCACCTTCCAGTCAAAAGTTTTTTGAAAGTTCATACCGTCTCCATGTCGGCCCAGTTTCTTCCGACCTTGACTTCCACATCTATCGTGAGTCCTCCCATTTGTGGGATAGGTCGCGTCATAATCTCTGTCAGTAAGGCCACTGCTGCATCGACTTTGTCTTCTGGCACATCGAGGCATTGCGAGTCATGGATATGTCCAATGGCACACATATACGGTGCCGCCCAACTCTTCCCTAGCAAGGCAAGGTTCTCCCGTTGGAAGAGGGCATTCGAGGATTGCGGTTTGAACGCGACGACAGCGTTTGCATCCTCACCCGGTCTGAATTGTTTCGTGCGAGTGTCCTTCGTATAGACCTGATAGTAATAATTGCGTAGTCCCCACGGGGTTTCAAGATAGCCATTGCGCCACGCTTCTTTTCGCAGGTCCGTGTGCCATGCGGCAAGATCGGGGAGCAGTTGCAGAAACCGGGCAATCTCTGCCTTCGCCTCCTTCACCGAGGGAAAGGCATCGGGATACTGCTCATGCAACAGCTTTGCCCCCATGCCATAACTTACACCGTGGGTGACTCGTTTCTTCCGGGCATATAACAACGCATGCTTGGGGCTGTTCTTGACCAAGCGTTTGTTCTCAGCGTTCCATTCCAAACCCAGCTCACGACAGGCAGCATAGGCATGCACTCCCTGTCGGGCAATCTCCATGTAGCTTTGTGATCCCATGAACCACCCCGACATCACCGCTTCGATAGACGAGGAATCCGCTTCAACAAACACACACCCTTCGCTGGGGATAATACATCGCCGCACATCGTCAGCATAGGGGACATCCCCACGATGACTGACGTTCATCAGGTTGTGTTCCTGTTGCGCTAACCGAAAGGTCTCTGGGTTGTGGGTGTAGCGTCCATAGATATACCCACGCGCATCAGGTATCCACGCATCGACATAGCGGGTCTTGGTGGTGTTGACCTTTCGGCCCTTGAGCACCAGTGCATAGATCGGATGGTCCGTGCCGTAGTGCTTGACGAGCTTCTGCAACTGGTCTTCATTCAACACCGACCGCTCTCCGGTGTCCTTGTTCAGTCCGAGTGCGTGTTGCTGGTGTGCGGCATAGTCTTTTAACTGGTCGGTGCTCAGGGGGTTAAACGGCAGACGCACATTGTATTCATTGATGCGTTCGTCTCGGGTGAGAATCTCCGCTTTGTAACAGGGGTTAAGGGGGATGCCCCCACGCCCCCCTTTCCTCGTGGTGTGCTTCGCTTTCGTAACGGGGTAGGCTCCACACCGTGAGCAAACTTTGGTGGGTTTCCTGACCGGGATCGGTTCAATGGGGAGGTCGGTCTCGGGTAGGTTCTTGAATCGCTTGGTCGGACGAATTTCCATCGGCGCATGCCGTGCCGCCCACGATTTGTAATGGTCAACCCGCCGATTGAGCTTGTGTTGTAGGTCAAGTCTCGCCTCATTATCCACACGCACCCCGTGGACCTTGCCCATTTGCCAGAGCACTGGGTCCAGATGATGCACGTAGTCCAGATAGAAATCCCAACGGGTTCGTGCCATAGCATTCGTCTAAAAGAATCGGGCGGGAGATCGTGACGGTCCCCCCACAGTCTGAGCATAGCTGCGCGATGAGCGTGGGTTGAACTATGCCACAGACTGTGCCGCACACCATGTGCGAACCCGAAAGCGTTTACCTTATCACAGCGATGAGTGACGGGAACGGAGCAGACGCTGCGGCACCCTCAAAGCGCAACCTCCCTCGGAGGAATCGGAGTTCAATGTCTGGTCTCGCTGCATGTGTGTGTTCATCCCACAGGTAATCCTGAAACCACTTTACGTCGGTTCGTGCCGGGAGGAGCATGACGCCATGCCGTTCCGTGACACCCTTCTCTACCCACCGCGTAAGCTCTCGTCCGTATGGAGGGTTGCACCACCACCAGCCTGACCAAGTGTTGGGTCTCCATGGAAGTGAAAGTGCATCTCTGATGTAGAAACTCTGGCACTTCGCATTCTCGTTCGACGCACACACATCGAGGGTAAAGGGGAACTCGGTGTGGAGTTGATCGAACAGGTCTTGTGGGGTTCCCCAGTCCTGTCGCTTCGCTACCGGCATGTATCCTTCTTTATCCATAGGCAATCGGCTCGGTTTCTTCGAGGACCTCTTCAGCTTCTGTTCGTGCTTCGTCTTTTGCGATTTCAATCTCAGCCCGTAATCGACTCAGGGTTTTCTCCCAGAGATTCAGGAACTCTTCTTTCCAAACCTCTGCAAAGGTATGGTTCACATGACCGGACCATGGGCAACAGACCCTTCCGGCAGCAGACTGTGCATGGATGATGGTTCGTTCGATGTATTCTTGGAATTCCTCGTGATTCCCCGGCTGCTTGGCGATGGCTAAATCCTGTTGGCACTTTCGCAAGTCCCCAAGTTTGGTGGTCATATTGGTGGTCATAGCTGTTGCCCTTTCAAGACACGTTCAATATGGAGGAAGTTCTCTAGTGCGGCATCCGAATCGATACAGTTGTAGAGTGCAGGTTCTGCGAGGTTCAGATGTTTCCACGGTTGAATATGGTCAGAGCACAGTGAGGTCACGAACTCTAATCCTTTGGGCAGGTTCGGCAACCACACATGAAAGGCATTCATGCCATCGTGCAGGTCTCCGTTCACCTCAACACCAGCATCCCGCACGATAGGGATGTCGAATGCCTTGGCATTCCATCCCACCATTGGCCTATTCACACCGAGGAGTGTGGTGATGATTGGCATCCATGGGGCTTGCCATGGCACCGACATCGCATGACCTACGCGAAATGAAAAGCTGATACGCAGGATGTCTGCGCTGGTGGATTCTCCAAGCTGTGATTCGTCTTTGTTTATTTTATAGGGGGTCTCGATGTCCCACGACAGATAGCAATCGGGTGTGCGTTCGTATTCCTGCACGAACCGCATCGCTTGGTGGGGGTGGGGGTCGAGGAGATATTTTGGAATGCGTTTGGTAAAGCCATCTCGTGCGATGCGTATCGCTTTTCTGATGTCACTAATCACTGGGCCTGTCCACTTGGCTGAACTCTTCTCTCGTTTCCGTGGAAGGAGGAAGCTCGGGTGGAAGGTGGGCACCACGGGAATCCCCTTGGGTCCGTCGAGTATAGACCCACGGTAGCGCATGATTCCTAATTGACCAGTCAGCCGCCGCATGGGGACATTGCCCAAGGCTACGAGGGCTTTGGGGGCTAGCCTCTCAATGCTGCCATCAAGTAAGGGCCGACAATGATTGATCGCAGTGAACTCGTAGGGCGCATGTGAGAGTTTGTTCTGTGGTGGCTGGCAGTGGATGACGTTCTCCACAAAGATATCGTCTCGACTCAGCCCCGCCCGTGCGAGGAGCATACTAAGTTGCCACCCGGCGAGTCCCTGGAAATGTTTACCAGTGGCGGCTTCATCTTTTCCCAAGGCTTCTCCCACAACCAGCACTTCCTTGGCGAAGCCTCCATCTGGTATTCCAAATCCAGTTCCCCGCTTCTCTAGTGGACACCCACGACAGAGCGGCGGTTTGGTGGTCATGCCAGTCGAGCGATAGCTGCCCGGTCTTCATCTTCGACATCGGTGGCGTTGAGATAGCGCATGGTGGTAGTGATTTGCTGATGCCCCAACAGACGCTGGATGGTGGGTAGTGAGACCTTCTCATCGAGGAGTCTCGATCCAAACTCATGGCGCAAGTCATGCCACCTGATGTCAGGGGCATCGGCTTTCTTCCGTGCTTGGTCCCACGCATACTGGTTCCACTTAAACAGTGGCTTCCGTGTACCAACCTTCGCCAAGCGTTCCTTCAATAACACACACACTCGGTCGGTCATTGGAATCTTCTGTGTGCGTTTCTGTTTTTGGATATTTGCAGGTACGGTAATGGTGCGTTTCTTGATATCAACATGCCGTGCATGCAGTTGGCACAAGGCACCTCGGCGCAAGCCGGTATCACAGGCCAGCATGAAGAGTGCGCGTAAGGAATCACCCATGTTCGCAAGCAGGTCACGTTCCTGCTGTTCGGTCAGGCGCACATCCCGTTGGTTCAGCTCAGGTTCCAACGTCAGGCATTGGGGAAACTGAAAGGACCCATACCGCACGCTCGGTGTGAGAAATTCGGGATACTTTCGGAGCATGTGCTTCATCACCGCACGATAGCGATTGCGTGTGGCGGCTGACCCAGGCATGTGTGTGAGGTAGGCTTCAAGTGCCTCAACAGTTGGGACATCGCCAAGGTGTTCAGCGATACGTCGAAGGCGACAGACATCTGACGAGATCGACTTACGATAGACACGCAAGTAGTTCTCTGTATAGCGTTCGACAATATCCGAAAGCGTAACACTGGGAATTAGTATGTTTGTTGTCATAAGGTATGTCCTCCTACAAAAGTGGGAGTGACCACAGCTCCGAACCAAAGAAAACCGTAGCCACTCCCTGCGAGAACTCCATCGGAGAACAGACCGTCGTGTCTCCGTCGAGGGAGGTACCGCACTGGGAGACGGCACCACGGGACCGGCAGTCCTAAGAGAATGGAGTCCCGCAATCCCTAGAGTTGCACCAGTGGTGTGTCCTTATCGGACGCAACCAGCTTGGTCAACTCCGCACGAGCTTCAACCTTGTTCCCACTTGGACCTTCCCACAGGGGGATTGCTGTGCCCCGGTCATCCTTCGGGAACTTATCCTCACCTTGCAGGACCCACGTTCCCCAAGGCACTGAGCGATAGTCACCACCGTTGCGCTCCCGCTCTTCGTTGTAGTAATCACGGTCCTTCGCCACCCAATCAATCTTCGCAACGAAGGTTCGACCGGACTCGATGGTCTCGCCCAACCGACGCAAGCCATCGGTGCTGTCGGACCATGTCAGAGAGCGGTCGTGTGCCCTGATCAAATCAGCCAGCCTGTTGGATGTGCTGTTTCGATAGGGACGGTAGCTGAAGTTCTGAAACAGATACAGCTCACGACCTTCTGCACTCGCGGGTTCAACGATCTGAACTTTGTTAATCTTGATTTGCGGATACTTGTCATCGGCAAGCAAGGCTTCTCCCGCTGTGTTCGTTGGGATGGTCGCCTCTGTGATCAACAAGCGGTAGAACCCAGACTTGGGTGGAGTCGGTGCCGTCGCTTCCTGATAGCTGTCAGGGTCTTCTACCCCCAACTCAGTCAATCCTTCAGGCAGTGCGCTCAGATCGAAATCAATACTCATGTGTGGCTTCTCCTTGGGTTAGTGTGTTGCAGTCGAAGGGTTAGTATACTCGGTAAAGAATCCCATTGCAAGTTGTTAGACACCTTGCTTCAGTGCTTGTAGCTGGGCAATGCGTTCGGCACTCACCTTCCCTTTGGACTGTGAGTCCCTGTAGAACTCAAGGACAGCTTTCCCCGGTTCCTTGTGTGTGTAGTAGAGCGGCAGTCCCTCGCACCGTGCGCCAGCCCGGAACTCAATCATCTCCAATCCATCCGGGTCAAAGTGACTCCGAGTGTAGATGCGGTACTCTGGTTCCAACATCGACACGTTCTGTCCGGTGAGGTCATCCTTCTCTCTGATGTTCTTTGCCATAGCCGTATCGAAGTGTAGGCAGTTTCCAAAGAGACTCCCGATGGTGGCAGCTTTCGCTTTGCCACAGACATCAGGCCCGATGAGCTTCTTCCCTGTGATGATGCCATGCTTCCCACTGCGTCCCCCTTCGGTGAGGTCGGGGGCTTCGGTGGGGTGCGCGGTCCAGATGACCTTGCCTCTGAAGATGGTGCTGGTGCGAATCGCCCGTTCCAGTTCACGATAGGCTGTGCCGTGGTGCAAGCCTTGCACTTGCCCATGCCGTCGCCAATCGTCAGGCAGTCCCTCCTGCTTCTCATCAACAGTCACCAGCTCACCGCCTTCGTCTTTCACACCACCAATCTTCTGACCCTTGGCAATCTTCTCTGCGATATCTCCAAGCAGCCAGCTCTTGATGACGGTGGCTCCCTCATAGATCACCAAGCCGTGTGACTTGCCTTCCATATACTCAGCATCGGGTTTGCCCCAGACACCATCCTCTTTGGGTGCCCACCCTCGGGTCATCGCTTTCAAATAGGTCATCGCCGCCGGGAGATGACTGAACTCCACGACCTCAAGAATCCCTGCTTCGATTAACCCCGTCGATTGATAGGTGGCAACCCCACCATCCCCGATGTAAACCCTGGACTTCTTGCCTGTCTTGGCATACACCTGTTCGACTAACTCAGCAATAGCTCTCGACTTCCCTTTCATGCTGTGTCCATAAAACAAATCAGCGTTACGTAGTTCTCCCATTCATTTGTCCTTTCGCTTCTGTTCGCGTGTCCAACGATACAACGAGACCGCCGCTTGCCACGGGGCAATCAGTTCGGCAATCGGTGGCATCTCCACAATTTGGAATGGCTCTTCTCCCTCGCTCTTTGGCAAGAGCACAATCCATCCCGTCTCTGTTTTGATTCCCTCTTCAGCGAGAGCTAACCGATACGCACAGCCTTGCAGGAGAGCTTCTTCGTAGACGCGCTTGCCGGTTTTGAAATCGAGAATGCCCACCCGACCATCCACTTCAACCAGTGCATCGAGCGTTCCCGCATACTGTCCATGCAACGATGCGACCATGCGTTCGGTATCGAGAACCTTGAGATTGGTCGCCTTGCGCCAGTCAGACGCTCGCCCGAAGGACCGTTCGGCTTCCGCTGAATCCAACGGCGGTGGAGTCTCCTTGCGTGGTCGGCCCAGTTCTCCAAGGAACTCCCACTCGATACGCTCGTGGACTTGGGTGCCGATCTTTGCCGCTTTCCGTAGGGAACTCCGGTAGGCTTTCTCCTTTTCTATTTCTGTTGCTGTTAATTCCATGAACATCTCGGGGTCCGGTAGCTCTCCCAATTCCACCGTGTCCTCATACGCTCGCCGCACCGCAGCAATCACCGCTGTGCGTTCCTGAGTTGCGGCCCACGGAATGAGGGCTGGCTTGGCAATCACGCCCAAGATAGTGGTCACACTCGGGAGCTTGAGTCCGGTGTGTGTTTTGTAAAATCGTGCGCCCCGTTCGGTGGGGAGTCGTTCGAGTTCCATTAAGCGATCACCAATCTGGTTTGCCAGTCACCCCACCGCTCAAGGTGAAGTGTCTCGATGTCCCCCGGCAGGTCATACCCTGCGGGTTCGCGTATGCTGAGTCCGATGTAGCTGCCATCACCTCTCCGCCTTCCCCAAATCCGCACGGGTCCGCGATGCTGTGGTGTAGAGTCCTCGGTCTGCGGGAAAACGTCTTTTCGGAACTCATAGAATGGACTCGACTGCCAATGTCCATTGGTTGGTACACCATCCACAGTGATGGGGATCATATCGAGGGCTTGGGTCCATGCCGACAGGCATGCGTCGGTCGCGGGGTCAGGGATGGTTGGCTCCAGCAGACAGTGAGCATGGAACGCAGGGATGCAATGCTTCAATCGCAGCATCGCAGCAGTGGCGAAGGCGGTCGCCGTGGATTCCGTGCCAGCTCCCTTCCCAAGATTCATCCACTCGCCTGACATGAAGGGCATCTGTGTCTTGTCAACCTGTGTGTGTTCGACGAGGCGCTTGACTGACATCATGTAGTCATCACCCTCCATGCGTCTCAGATGTTCATCGAAGAAGTCTGCCTTGCCTGTCATGTAGAACAGGTTGTCTTCATCACAGGGTGCGCCATAGTTCATGAGTCGGTCGGGCGCGAGGTCATGGCAATGGTCCCCCAGTTCTAGGATGATTTTGGAATCGTATCCAAACCCAATTTGACTTGGTTCGTTTGCCATCTCAAACAGCACACTCGGCACATCACGCAAGGTGCCCACCGCTTGGTCAAGGAAGCTGTGCATCTGTGCGATGGCTTTTGGATTGTCAGTAATCACGTCAGGTCTGCGATGATAATCCAGCTCTCCCCCGACAAAGGGTTCCACCCCACCAAACAAACAGACGCGGGTATAGAGTCCGTATTGTGCGGCCTTCTGTGCGAGGGGCACGAGTGCTGCCCAGAACTTATCCCCCTCGGTATACCAGTTGCTCCGTTGCTTCTGTGCCCAATACTTCGAGGCAAGATTCAGCAGGGGTCTGATGGCTGTGATGCGTCGTTGTCGACAATAGTCAAAGAACTCTTCAATCTCATCCCACTTCCGGTCAATGGCCCACCGCATGATCCCCATCGCAGTAATCTCTCGATAGTCCACAGGCTTCCGGTCGGGGTCCAGAAAAAAGCGAGACCCTGGCTCCACATGCAAGAGCGCGAGTGGATTCGGTGGGGCTGGCGGCGGCGTGGGGAACCACGATTGTGTCGCGGCCTCCACTGTGGCGAAGCGATTCGATTCAAACATCAAACGCCAGCGTATATGGTTGAGGTCCCGTGGCGTGGGGGGTTTGGTCTTGCCGGATTCATACCATCGTTGAATGATGTGCTTGTCTGTGGCGTTGTAGGGCCACCCGTCACTCAGGAATTTTTTATAGTCCATCGATTACCTCTTCAGCATTCTGTCTGATTTCGGTGAGGGCGTGGTCGAAGGCGACACTGGCTTTGGAGAGGGCAACTTCGATTTGTGATTGGGTGAGTTGCGTATGGAGGGTAGTGTCCGTCGTGAAGTGGAGTGTGAGGGTGTAGCCCTTCGTTCGTAGTGTGCGTTCACCGCGCATATCAAGTTCTCCGCTGCTGTGATAATGGCTGGAATGTTTTTCTCCTGTGTGTCTGCGCGATAGGCACACTGCCCCGCAAGAATCTGAGCAGCGACACGTAAGAGTTCCTCCCGGTTATAAATATCGCGTTCATCGTTCGCGTTCATCATCTCCCCTACCATTCTTGTTCTCCTTCTTCCCGCACCCATGACAGATGTCCTCGACATTCAGACATCCGCACTGCTTACAGCGCCACGGCATATCAGTGCTCTTGTAACCTCGCATAGAAAGTCCCACCCTATCATCATGGGATGGGTTGCGTCAAGCGCTCGGTCGGGTGTAGGCTATGCGAATGTCTTCGTTTCTCCCTACGGGAGAATACTTCTCGCGCTCATTACCAGAAGAGTCTTGGTTGATCGATCACCTCGTACCCAGAGGTGGGCTGGTTGAGCTATATGGCAAGCCCAAGTGCGGGAAATCGCTACTCACCATGACATTGGTGTCCGCGCTAACTGATGGCTACCCATGGTTCCTGCATCCAACATTCAAGATCAGAGACCGTGGCAACGTCCTGTTCATGCAGATGGATACCCCACCGGGACTCTGGACTGAGTATCTCAAGACAGCCAAGCGACAGTTCCGCTCGGTACTCTGGGCTGATCAGCTACAGATTCCCCACCCGCCCTTTGATATCCACGATCCACGCCACCGTACATGGCTCCACAATCAGGTGCAGGATTTCCAACCGTTGTTACTGGTGGTGGATAGTTTACGTAAGTTGCATCGGGGGGATGAGAATGATTCGTCAGTGATGACGAAGGTGATGGCGTTGCTCCGCCAGACAGTGGGGCTGGATGTGGCAATCGTCTTGATTGCCCACCAGAAAAAGATTGGTGCCATGGATGTGGCTGACCTTGTGGATTCAGCCAGAGGATCAAGTGCGGTGGCAGGTGAGGTGGATGTCCTGATACGCCTGAGTGGGGATCGCCCGACCAAGAAGCTCTTTGAATATACCGGACGCACTCGGGTTGTGAATAGTTCTCTTGAGTTATGGCAGGACCAAGACACAGGCTTGCTGATGCACGGTGTGCCCCGACACATGCGGATTGTCCAAGCGCACCTCGATCACCCCGGCTGCACAAACATCAGACAGCTAATCCAAATCGTCCGGTCCCTCGGTATCGAAGGGAGTGACTCGACTATCCGGCGTGATATTCAGGAGCTTGGTTTGTTTTAGGAGACGCTCAAGTCGTTGGCTCTTTCGGTAGTCATCGTCCTGAAAGCGTAGGTCGAGGGGGTCGAACTCATTCTTACTATCTCCCTTGAGCATTCTCTTTAGTGCTTCCAGCTGTTCCCGTAGATAGATTGTTTCACCTCGGAGTTTTCGGATGCTCTTCAGGAGTGCCCGACGCTGCTGAACCAACTGCCTGAGTTCCTGCTTGAGTGCATCCCGTTCCTCAGACAATCGGTTCAGTTCTTCTTCAGGTGTAATCATTTCTCCTGTTCTTTATCTCCAAGGAAGTCGATGACACTCTTGGCATTCGCCTTGTCACCCTCGGTGAACAGGTCCAGTTGCCCGTCGATCTCTGTATCTATCTTCGTAAGTTCCACATCAATCTCCTTTGCAAGCGGTGTAACTACTCGCGAGAGTGTCAGGATGAATGGTTCTTTGCCAGGGAAGTCTTCGCTCTGTGCAACGAGTGGAAGGTAGCCATTGAGACAGGTCTGAATAACAATCGCCTCCGCTACCGTGAGTTCCTTGGTGATTGCCTTGCGCGTCGTTGCCAGATAGTCTTTCTGCTTTGCGGTCTTATCCAAAGTTTCCTCCGTATTCCAAAGTGTCTTATGTTTCTGCTTTCGGTTTGGTTCGTTCCGTCTGGTGCGATGCGGTCCCGCCCCTGAGAACTTCAGGACAGGGACTCGTGGTCTATTCGACTTCTTCTTCTTCATTTGTCTCCCCTTTCTCCGAGACAACACCCTGCTCCAACAGTTCGTCAATGAACATAAGCATCCGTTCTTCGTCGGTCTTCTCCGAGAGGACGCGTGACAAGATGACAAACGCTGTAGTGATTCCACTCAGCGCGAGTGCGATACCCAAGGTGGCATCCAGCAGATGCACCATGAGTACACAGCCCCCTGTTATTATCCCCACCACTGTATGGTCTACGAATCGTCGGAGACCGTGTGCGTTCTGCCTCTTAGTCTTCTTCATCTGCCGTTCTCCCTCCCAGTACCTGTCTTCGACTATCTTGGTAGCCCTTGTTCCGTTTCTCATATCGTTGCAACCAGTGCTTGAAGCTCTCCTCTGCAACGATAGGCACACCGGGACCGCACTGTGTGCAGCCAGCACACTGTCCATGACTACGTTCCCACGCCCAACACCACGCACGAGCCTTGTTGAACATGAACGGATTCAGGAAGCGTTCCTCCCCACGCTGTTCAGCAGCTCGTCCCAGCTTCACCGCCTGTTTGTAGTCAACACTAGCGTCGTAGGATTTCTTTGCGGGAGTTGTGCTTGTGGCATCCCGCTGAACTGTGCTGACGTACCCCCTGGAAAAGGGTTTGATCCGAGAGCTGCTCATTCCAAATCATCCCGCACCACCTCCCATTTCCCAATGGAATTTCCATCGGAATCCCGCAAGTGAAACGAGAGCCGACTCGCTGGTGACTTGAGTACTTCACTGCTGAACTCCGGTTGGATGAGCTTGTCGGTTATACCAGCGAGGATGTTCGCAACTTCCTCAGTCCACCCCGACCATTTCTTGATGTCAATGTCGATTGAGAACTTGTGATAGGTAGCCATTGATTCCTCTTGTGGCTCTGGTGTACTCGGGCCGCCTTGCCCCCACGCGAGTGCGTTCACCATGCGAGCCTGTTGTTCAGGAGCTAAGTGTTTAAAGGTCATTGCAACCGCTCCTCTCCCGTAAGGATGAGGACGTTCCCGACCAGCGTATCAAGGCCGGTGACTCCGCAATATTCGGTCGCTGCGGGGTTGGCTTCCAACCCGTGCAGCTTCCCTTCCTCATTCAGCACGACATCGAAGTCTTTCCCTTTCGGATTACGCAGTAGCTCGATGTATCCCCCGACCAGCTCCTGCAATTCATCAAGGGTGAAATGTTTCCCGTCCTCTGGGACAACATCACGGTGGGTGCCATCAGGATAGATTAAGTTTCCCATTTGCTAATGCCTCTCATGTCTGTCGTAGTAATCATCCAACCACTGCTCTTCGATCAGGTCGTAGTCTGGTTCCGGTGACTGGTAGTCACACTCCGTACAGCAGTGTGTGAGTGCATCCAGTGGAGCATCGCAGTTCGGACACTCCGGTGGTGGGTCCGGCGGGTCCAGCGGCAGGTCAGTCATCCTCTTTTGTTCAGTCGCTTGATTGCTGCTGTCGCTGCACGTTGCATCTCTGTGGTCTGTAGCTTCTGCTTTGTGGAGATGCGCTGTTGCTTTGTGCTGCGTCGGAGTCCACGCTGTCCTGCCCATGCACCCTTGAGCATGGCATAGACGTAGACATACACCTCTCGGATGGGTGCCCGTGGACAGACCTCATCTACCCTGTCGGACATCAGCAGTGGTTTCCGCAAGGTCCAGTCGAGTTTGTATTTCTCAGTAGGCAGCACGGTGTTGAGTGTCTTGACGAGACGATTGAGATCCGTTTTCGTTACTCGTGTACGCTTCCAGATTTTGTCCGTCGGTGTTGATGGCATTACATCTCCCCTCGCTGTGTGTTGTCGTAAGTTGATTCTAACATAGTCCCATCCTTCTGTCGATTGCGTCCTTCAATTTTCTGGAACGCCTTCCATCGCTCGTAGAATTTACCATCCACATCACGGAAGCGCTCGACCACATCGGCACTCGTCCACTGTGCGCTGATGTATCCCACTGCAAGACCGCCGAGAAATACTGCGAGTAACCCTACTAGTTCTATCATTCCCTCTCCTCTTGAGGTCTCCTGTCAACACCATCCCACGTTAGTTCCCCTACCCACACATCGCCGGTTTTTAAGTACACAATTTTCACCTTTAGCACATGGGGTGCCTCGTCATCTGTTGGGTCAGGAGATGGTCGGGCCATCTCGACTACGTAGTCGTTCCCTAATCTCGTCTTCATGGTTGTCTCGCTTTCTGTATTGTTGGGATGTTGTGTTCCTCGATCCACGCAGAGCCTTCGCCACTGACCGGTTCGACTTGGAACCGTGAGTGTCCATAGCTGCACTTCCAGTCTCGTATGGTGTAGTTGATGATCGTCTCACCGGGACCTGCGATTTGCACTTCAGTATTCATAAAGGTCAACGCATCTTGTGCGGTCATCTGTTTCATGGTGCTATCCCTCCTGCTTCAGTGTGTGTGTGGGTCCGAAAAATGGATGACTTGCACACACATGGTCCTCGCTCTCGATAGCGATCAACCATGCAACAAAGTCTTCCAGCTTACCGTCTCCATGCCAGTTCCCTCTGAACTGGGTGCCACAGTTGGCACACTCCACGACGGTATCGAGTGTGCCATCGTCCACGAGTGTCATGATGGGCATAGTTTTAGTCCTCCACGAGAAAACACACTTCACTGCGGGACCCAAAGGCAAACTTCGGATCGTCTTTGGATACCTTCCACGTTGCCTTGATCGCAAGGCGTTCTCCGACTTCGGTGTCATCAGGCACGGTCACCCAGACCCTGCTCTTGTTCTCGATCTTCAGCAGTCCCTTCAGCACATTGCGACTGGGCTTCGTACTCAGCACGATGCCATGCACTACTTGCCGACCTTCGGGTGCAGGTCCTGCATTCGCATCGTCCAATGCCCGTGCTTCATCCTGCTTCAGTGATCGCCGCACGGCATCGAGTTGTTTGTCACTGAGTGTTCCGTAGTGCCAGAACTTCCCGAGGACATCACGCACAAAGCTGTTCTTGCCATGCACCTCTGGTTTGGATTCGATAGCTCGCACCCAGTCCTGAATCTCCGGGTGTGCTTCGAGGAATCGCAGCACGTTTGCTGATGGGTCCCCCCGAAAGACATTGCTGTTTGGATTTTGTAGATGCATCTATTTACCCTCCACGCCTGCCTAGACGATGACGTTGCCGTCAGCGTCAACAGCTTCTACGAATTGCACGTTAGCGCTTTCCACCTGCACCGTGGTGTCAGGAGCAAGCTCGTCTCCCTCAAGTAAGGGGAGTAGTTTGATCGCGTCAGCGATAGCTTCGGCCCCATCGCGAGACCAGTCAGCAGTCCTGAAGACCACCTTGATATGTGTGTGATAGGTGTATTGTTTTGGTTTCAACATCAGTTGTCTCCACTCCGTTCTGTTTCATTCGCATCGAGCACAATTCTCCACGAGCCAACGGTGTTCCCGTTTGAGTCTCGGATTCCAACGACGCCTGCTCCTCCCGGCGTGGTGAATAGTTCAGGGTTCCGTTCGGTGATTTGCCTCGCTGCTTGTTCAAGGCATGCGACTAGCTCTGTTGATTGGTTCACGATGAACGCATCGTTGTTCAGGTTGAGCGACAGGTGAAATGTTTTCATGTTGTTGTCCTTTCTTTCTAGTTATAGGTAAGCACTCCATAAAACGCAGGACCAGATTGTCCTGCGCTTGGTTGCAATGCTTAGTCTTCTGACTTGTAGCCGCCGAGAATATCTGACGGGTTCACTATAAGATGGGAGCAGCCGTGGTCCTGCGCGACTTTATCTACGAGCTTAACAAACTCCTGCTTACCTCCAAGGTCTGCTATAAACTTGTCAAACTGTTCCTGAGTCAGTGGCTTTACGTGTGATGGTAGTGGCAGCATATGCTCTTAGTCCTTTCTTTTAATTGCCGTAACGATCTGAATATCCGACCATGCGATCCTGATAACTCCCTACGTGTTCTTCGAGTTCCGCTTCATCGATATTGCCGAACTCAATCCACAACTCCTCTCGTGCGAGTGCTACCGCAGCAGCGCTGCGTTGTTCAGCGATACCTTCCAGATACGCTTCTGCGAGTTCTCGCCAATCTTCAGCCTGATAGATCAACGCCGCGACTTCTTCAATCGGTGTATCAACCGTGACATCATGGGGCACATCGCATTGGTCACAACATTCAAAGTCGTAGTGAAAGTCAAGATTCTTTAGCATTCTGTTGTCCTTTCTCTCTAGTCATCCAACACCAAGAACCGACCATGCTCGACCGATTCGATTCCAAACTGATGCCATCGTGTAACGTGGGCGTAGCTCAGCAGGCAGTGGTTTCTCACGTCATCCATCTCCTGATTCCACACCAGTGCATTCGCTCTCGCCCACTGCCATGCCCCAAGTTCAGAGGTGATGCGGTTATCGCTGAACATGTCCCGCTGTCCAAGAATCGACGCGCTGATGTCTTGGTCGAGGTTGGGGAG